CGCCGCCTGTCGGCAGCGGTTCGAACTCGCCCAGGTGCTCCTCCGCGCCCCGCGCGGCGAGCACCAGGTTGCCGCGCACTTCGACGAGCCCGCGGTCCTTCAGCCGCTGGATGTAGGCATCCCGGCTACTCCGCTTGTATCCGGTCAGGATGGAGATCTGCTGCCGGTCCACGCCGTCCGGGTACTGGCAGGCGGCGGTGAGAACGGCGCCCTCACCGCGGGGCAGGCTCCCGGTCCCCGGGTTCGGCGCGGCGCGTCGCGCGGCCGGGCTCTGGCGGCCCACGATTCCGCGCGGAATCCCGGTCGGCCGCCGCGCGGTGAATGGTGCGGCAGCTGCCGGCCCCGGCGCCGGCGGTCCGTCCCCGTTCCGGAGGAGCGCGGCCGCGCGCTCGAGCAGGGCGGAGCCTTCTGTGATTCGGCTGCGCACCGCTGCCGTGTACGTCTCAAGCTCCCGGACCCGGGTCTTCGCCTGTCCGAGCGCCGTCTCGAGGCCCTCGCGGAGCTGGACCGCGGCAACAAGCTCCTCGCCGGTGCTCCCCTTCCGGCGCTCGCGCTCGAGCTCAGCGATCCGCCTGCGGAGCTCCTTCGGATCGTTCGCGCGCGCGTCCTCAACCGTCGTCTGCAGCTTCACGCGGAGCGCGTCCAGGTCGACCGCGGCCGCGCGCTCGGGCCCCTTCACCTGAGCCCCGAGCTTCGGCGTCTTCGAGCTGTCGAACGTAAGCCGGGCCCGGACCCGGACCTGGTCGAAGACATCGAGCCAGCCCGGGCTCCAGAACCAGGCCGTTCCGATCGGCAGCCCGGCGAGCGCCGCCATGAAGTCGGCCTCCCGGCCCGCGGTGTCGTGGGCGTGGACCCACTCCTGGAGCGCCTTCCGGTCCTGCGGGGAGGTGTGGCGGTGCGCGATGAGCAGCTCGAGCTGGGTCAGGACGTCCTTGTTGATGGACGCCGCCCGCTGCGAGATCAGGACCACGCCGATCCCGGCCGCGCGGCCGCGGCGGACCAGGTCCTCGATCGCCCCGACCATCCGGGCCTCGCCGTGCTGGACCCGCTGGGGCACGAACTCGTCGGCCTCGTCGATCACGACCAGGAGCGGCACCCGGTGCGCGAGCTCGCCCTTCCGGTGGTAGAGACGCTCCGCGAAGTCCGTGACGAACCGGCGCTGGGCGCCCTTCCGGAGGTGGCGGAGCGAGAGGATGAGCGGGACCTGATGCTCAACGACGAAGTCGGCGAGCACCTCGCCATCCGCCTCCTGGAGCGGCAGGTCGCCGTGCGGTCCGCCCAGCACGACGACCGCATGGCCGGGGGCCTTCCCGTCCGCGCTCGACTTGAGCCCCCACCAGACGTCGAGCGGGTCGATCACCACGACCGGGTGGCCGCGCCCCAGCAGCTCCTCGGCCATGACTGTAGCCGTGTTCGTCTTGCCGGAACCCCGGATCCCGAGGACCGCGGTGGTCTGGGTCACGATCTCGGGCGGCAGCGTGAACGCCTTCCGCCGGGCGGTACCGATCGCGAGGTCGCTCACGGCTCCCCTCCCGCAACCCGCCGCGGGAGCGGCGCTTGCCGGTGCGGGTAGCCCGGCTGGATCAGCGGGATCCGCCGGATCAGCGGCCGTCCTTCCCCGTGTTCATCCGGCCCCGGCAGGGTGAACGCGGGGAAGGCGCTCGCGAGCGGGAGCGGCCGCACGGCGAGCGTGAGCACACGCGTGACCTTGTCGAACGTCGCGGAATGGAGCCAGGGCTCGATCAGCCCGCGGAGCGCCTGGCCCGTGAGCCGCTTCGCCTGCGCCGGGAAGTCGAGCGCGACGCGGAGCAGCCGGTCCCGGTCCTCCGAGCGGACTGCGGGCGCTCGGCCGCGGAACCGCGCGGTCTCGAGCTCCGCCGTGGCGCGCTCGATCTCGGCCCGGAGCCGCGCGAGTTCGCCCGCCGCCTCGTGCGGCAGGATGGTCCCGTCCGTGACCGCACGGACTAGACGGTCCCGCTTCTGCTCGAGCTTCGAGCGGCGGGTCCGGAGCCAGGCCTCGGGCTCGGCGCCCGTGTCCGCCCGCGCCTCCAGGAGTCCATCGAGCGCGGACGCCATCCGCCGCCGGACGGTCGGCGAGGCGATCGTCCGCGTGAGCGTCGCGACCGCGGCGTCATCGACCAGGTGCCGCATCACGGTCCCGATCGGGCCCGGGCACGTGCCCAGGGTCCCGCCCCGGTCCCGGTAGAACCGCCGGTGCGTCCGCTCCGGGTTCCGGGTCCGGCTCCGGCCGCCGCCGCCACCCACGAACGCATGCCCGCAGTAGGGGCAGACGAGGAGCCCGGAGAGCAGGTACTCCGTGTGCGCCGCGCCGCCGCGCCGCCGGTTCCGCGCGAGACGGTCCTGCGCTCGCTGGAAGAGCGTGCGGCTCACGATCGCCGGGTGCGCGTCCTCGCGACCGTACCACTCGGGTTCGGGGCCCACGGGCGGAAGCAGGCGCTCCACGCGCTCGGCCGAGCGGCGGCCGCCCAGCACATCGCCCCGGTACGCGGGGTTCAGGAGCAGCGCCTGCGCCGTGCGCCGGCTCCACCGCCGCCAGGGCACCCGAAGCGCGAGTGCCTGGGCGAGCGAGCTGAGCGAGTGCTCGCCCGACGCGTACGCCTCGAACGCCCAGAGCACGACGCGGGCCTCCTCCTCGTGCGGCGTGAGCGCCACCTTCTCGTTCGGCGCCTTGAGTTGCCCGCGCTCGAGCACGCGTTCCGCGCCTGTCGGCTGGACCACGCGCCGCCGGTAGCCGAACGGCGCCTCGCGGCCCCAGAACCCGAGCTCGGCGGTGCCGCGTGCGCCCCGCCTCGCGTTCCGCTGGATGGCCCGCCGGTACTCCGAGGCCTGCGCACTGCCGAGCGCCCGGATGACGGGCCGGAACATCGGGTCCTGGACGTCGTCGCTCTCGCAGAAGCGGACGAGCCACCCCGCCTGCTTCAGTCGGAACCGTACGGCCGCGGCCTCGTCGGGATCGGGGAACCGCCCGAATCGGCTGTCGTTCAACACCAGCACGTGGCCGGGCGCGCGGAGCGTGCGCCGGTCCCTCTCGCACGCCTCGATCAGCGCGCGGAACGCCGGCCGCTGGTCGACCGTCGCGCCCGATGCGCCCTCGTCCCGGTACCACGCTCCGACCTCGAGGCCGAGCCGCTCCGCGAGCGCCCGGATCGCCGTCTCCTGGTCCGCGAGCGACGTGTGGAGCTCGCCCGCCTGGCGCTCGGTGCTGACCCGCAGATAGCCGATGCAGGGTGCAGACTCTCGTTCGGTGGTCATGCCCCTAACCTACCGAGAGCCGCGGCGGCGCGGCCACCGCGTCCACGCCCTCGAGCGCCAGCACCAGCTCGAGGTAGCGCCGGAGCCAGGCGTCCAGGTCGATAGGCGGCCCGTCACGCGTCACGTCGACGCGGAGCGCCCGCGGTTTCATCTCGTTCATTCGTTCGCTCTCTGGGCGGGCCCGGCCCTCGCGTCACCGGGCCCGCCACCGTTCCGCGTACTCCCTCATGGTCGGACCGCTCCGCTGGCGGGTCGAGGCGTCCGGCAGACCGGCGATAAGAATGCCATTGTTACGGCCATCTTATCCGTCACTCACGCCCGTCCTCCCTGCCGCCAGCGTTGCCGCCAAGCGCCTATGGCGCACACCCGGGACCGGCACGACCGCTCGACTCCGCAGGGTACACCTTCCCTGTTTCGAGAGTCGGCCAGTCACCGACGAGCGTCCAGAGATCCGCCCCGCCCGCCGCTACGTCTGCCGGCCGGGTCTCGACCTCGTAGCCGCCGCCGATGTCGCGCAGCTCCGTTCTGTTCCGGTCCGTCATCGCGCTCCGATCTCGGCGCCCGCGCCGGCGCTGTCCCGCAGCCTCGCTGGCAGGCAGCCCATGCCTGCGAGCTGGAAGAACCGTTCCTCCGTGTCGCAAAGGATGGTTGCGCCCGTCCGCACGTCGACGATGTGTCCGTCCTGACAGCGCCGGCCGTAGCGTTGCATCCTCGTCACGGCGAGTTGGCCCAGCTCCGCGGGCCCCGTCCGGATCGCGAGGATCACGCCCCACTCTGAGCCAACGAAACTCCCCGAGCCGCAGGAACAACGCGAGGTCACCGGACGCGAAATGCCTGTTGGCAGTGCGGACATTCCACGATCCCATGTGGCTTCGCGTGCGTGACTATCTCGAGATTCTCCAGCCGATTGTCCGATTTGATCCCGTTGCGGTGGTGTATCTGTTCTCTCCGATTGAGCAGCCGACCCAGATGGGCCTCCATCACCAGCCGGTGCTCCATCACGTATCCGTCCTTGGTAGCGTGCGGATGTCCGTCCGCCTTCACCGCCACGTAGAGCCCGCGCTTCATCCGTCCGCCGTTCCAACTCGGATGGTTCGGACCCCGAATCTTCGGTCGAGTCCGCGCCCAAAGCTTCTTGAGGCAGTCGTCCGAGCATGTCTGTCGCGGGTAGTAATGACCGCCCGTCGTTGGCTCCCCGCAAATCTTGCACGTCCCCGTTGGCTGATGGCGCCCGCTCCGACCGTTGAGCTTCCCCCTGCACCGGTAGCTGCATACGATCCGAGGATAGCGGCTCATGCTCTCGAATGCTGTCTTGCACACGATGCAGATCGCCTTCCAGGCTTTCTTCGATACTGGCATTTCGTGGTCTCCCACACCGGCTGCACTTCATCGGATCGATTACGTACAGCTCGCAGTCGATCCCCGACCCGAGCACATCTGCGATGCCGATCAGCCGCGGGCCCGCTCGCTTGATCCGACCCCAGCTCTCGGCGAGCCGCCGGATCGGCTCGATATCGGGTTCGCCGGCGACGCCGAAGAGGTCCGCCGGTAGCCGGCGCGGCTCGAGCACGAACTCGACGTCGCTTACGATCGGGCGGCGGCGCCGGACGGAGCCGGCCACGTGGATCCGGGACACCAGCGACTCGAGCTCCGCGCCGAGCCTTGCTGCGAGCTCGCGCGCCTGCTCGAGCGGTACGCGGGTGCCGAGCGACATCAGGCGGCCATCTCCTCAGCGAGCAGCTGCTCCGCCTCTTCCTTCGAATCCGCGCAGCCGTCGCAGACGCCCTTCTTCGCGTCAGCGTCGAGCACGATCCACGGGATACCGGGGTTGATGGCGAGGTCCAGCTCGCCGCAGACGACGCAGGCCACGTCGGCCTCGTCGACCCCGTCGACCTCGTCGTCGATGTCCTCTCGTTCTATCTCCTTCGACGCATCGATGCCGGCGGCCTCGAGCGTCCGTTTCCGGAGCGCCGTGATCCCGGGCGCGAACTTCCGCCGGACCTGGCCGTCGACTTCCTTTGTGAGCTTGTCGCCGGTGAGATCCTTCGCCTTCGAGCGGATCGCGAGTGCGACGAAGAGTCGCGTCGCGTCCACCGGCGCGAGCTTTCGAAGCGCACCGTCCACCCAATTCCATGCGTCCTTCTTCGGCTTGCGCATCTCGAGGCCGATCTCGCGCGCGACGTCGACGACGAGATCATCGTAAGGCCGCTCGGCGAGGATCTCCGTGAGCATCCAGGGCTCGAGCGCCGCCGTGGCCACCGTCTTCTGCAGCTTCGCCGCGCGCTCCGCCTTCTTCTCAGCGAGCATCTGGTTCCGGACCTTCGTCGCCGCGCTCTTCGCCTTCCGGTAGGCCTTCTCGTCGACGCAGACGATCTCGGGTCCGCCATGCGGCCGATTGAGGACCACGAGCGCGGCGCCGGCGAGCTGCTGCGCATCGATCGGCTCGCGCCCGAGCCGCGGCAGTTGCCACGCGTTCTCGTATGTCTTCTCAAACGCGGCCTGCTTCATGACCCGGGGCGTGCCCGCGGACTGCTCGGCGAGCTTCGCCGCGGCCGCGGCCTCCGCCTCCTTCTCCGCCGCGATCGCCGCCGCCTGCGCGGCGTCCCACCAGGCGTCGTCGAAGCACCGGACCTCCGCACGGCCGTGCCAGCCGTAGAGGAACCGCGGGCCCTGGCAGCTGCACCCCGGCGTCTTCTTCATGCCGGCGTGCAGCTTCGCGTCGAATCGGGGGACGTCCTTGTCGCCATAACCGGGATCGGTCACCGGCCGGCTGAGCTTCGTCGCGTGCTTGACGATTGCGGCCTTGAGCGTCTGCTCCGAGAGCGGGCCCTTCGCCGTGCCGATCTCCTTCGCGACGCCGGCGTACAACTTCGCCCGCTTCGCCTCCGGGATGTGCGCGAACGGGAGCAGCAGGTCCCGGGCGTGGGAGACCTCGATCGTGCCCTGCTCGACGAGCTCGAGCACCGCCTCGGGCAGCTCGAGGAGCCGGATCCGGTTGCTGATGAAGGGCTGCGTCCGGCCGATCTTCTCCGCGAGCTTCCGCTGCGTCATGCCCGGCTGCTCGAGCAACCGGCGGAAGCCGCGGGCCTCCTCGATCGGGGAGAGGTCGTCCCGGTCCAGGTTCTCGATCAGCGCGACCTCGAGCGCCTCGGCCTCCGAGTACTCGCGGACCAGGCAGGGCACGCTCGTCTCGGGCCCGAGCTCCAGCGCGGCCCGCAGGCGTCGCTCGCCCGCGACGACATGGAGCGGCGTCCCGCCCGTGTCATGCACGAGGAGCGGCTGCTGCACGCCGCGGATGCGGATCGACGCGACGAGCTCCGCGTGCTTCGCGGGATCGAAGTGCCGGCGCGGGTTGAGGCCCGGCCAGGGCACGAGGTCCTTGGCGAGGATCAACACCAGGGTGTTCTTCATGCTACCTCCCGCTCTGCCAGCACGGCCGCGGCCGCGGCAACGAGGGCGAACACGGTCGGGGTCGGGCCGGTGTAGTCGATGAGGACGCGGAGCTGGCCCCGGCCTACGGTGATCACGTGGATGGGTCCGAGCTTGAGCGGATCCACCACTGAACTCCCACCGGGCGCAGAAGGGGGAGTTGGCGTGCCCCCGTTGGGAGACGCGACAGCCGGGGCCACGGCCGGAGCGGTCGCAACGCCGCCCGTGGGGAGAGGTCCCGCGGCTCGACCCGGCTGCCGCTCTGATTCCGCGCGGAATCGACTCGCCTTCCCGCCGAAATAGGAGACGTAGAAATTGTCCATACGGATCTGCGTCTTGAACTGGCGGTTGACGTCGGTCAGCAACTCGCTCGCGCGGACGCTTGGCTCCTGGGTACGCCGCTTCCGCACGAACTCCCGGATCGCGTCACGGGTTTCCTTCGGTAGCGTCGTCATCGCCATGTAGGCCTCTCGTTCCTCTCGCGTGTAGCGTCTCTCCGGGCCCGCCTGCTCCGCCTGCATCCGGAGCGCCTGCTCGACCACGGCCGCACGGCGGGCCGGTGACAGCTTGTCAGCCCAGGCCTCCAGCTGCTCGCGGTCCGCGGCCCAGCCGCAGGCCCGGAGCGCGACCCGGGCGCTCCGCTCGATCGCCTGGGCTTCCTGCCGCGCGCGCGCCGCGGCGAGCGCCTCCGAGTACTCGTCATGCAGCGTCTTCGCCATCGCGCTCCGCCAGCCACGCCCACGCCCGCCGCTCCTGGATGAGCTGCACGGTCCTGGCGCACACGTCGTAGGCCCGCGCGACGTCCACCCGCGGCAGGCCCGCGAGCGCCCGGATCTCGTGCACCTGCGTTTCCGTGAGCTTGTGGTTGGGCGAACGCTGGCCACGGAGCCAGCGGTTCCGGCCATCGAAGCGGACGGCGCCGGGCACGCGCCGCCAGGAGCTGCCCCGGACCGCGTACTGCATCGTCCGGGCAGGGACGCCGGCGATGCGCGCGCAGGCAGCGGCGGTGAACTTGCCTATTCGCACGAGGCTACGGTATCCTCGGACCTGGGCCTCGGTCAGGCGCGCCATGTCAGGCCGCCTCCGCCGCGGCGGGCGCCGGCGCCGGGGATTCGTCGGCACCCGCCGATTGCCGCACGCGGCTCACGCCGCGTGCTTCGTCGTACTCGACCTCGATCACGTGGTCCACAGCTTCGCGGGTTTCGTCGACGTGGCTGATAAGGACCACCTGAGAGAACACGCCATTCAGCCGCCGGATCAGGTCGAGAACGTTGGACCGCCGGACGGGGTCGAGCGAGCCGAACGGCTCGTCGAGGATCAGCAGAGTGAGCGGATGACCGGCGCGCTCGGCGATCATCTGGCTCACCGCGAGGCGGAGCGCGATCGCAGTGACGTCCTCGGTCCCGCCGGAAACGATCTCGAGCGGGACACCGGCTTCGTGGAGCGTGACGGAGAAGTCCTCGCCCAGCACGACCGCCTCGTGCCGTCCGTCCGTGAGCAGGGAGACGAACCCGGACGCAAGCTCCTCGAGCTCCGGCCGGAGTTCTCCGGCGGTGAGGACGCGGAACGCGTCGAGCCGGTCGGCGGCCCGCTCGTGGATCCGGAGGTCCTCGAGGAGCGCCTCGAACCGCGCGGCCCGCGTGTCGTACTCGGTGAGCGCACGAGTGGCCCGCTCGAGCGTGGCCGTCGCCGCGGCCGCGGAGGCGCGCGCAGCTGCGCGCGCTGCGATCGCCTGCTCCCGCTCCCGGCGCACGCGGTCGGTGTCGGCCTCGAGCACGGCGTGGGCGTCAGGATCCCACGCCAGTCGCTCGAGCTCGGTCCGGAGCTCCGCGGCGTGCGTCCCCGCCTGGTCGACCCGCTCTGCCAGCCGCTCGTGGTGGTCCTGGAGCGACCGGAGACCTCCGGCCTGCTCCCGGTGACGGCCGAGCCGGCTGTCGAGCAGCTCGATCTCCGCGATCTCGGCCTCGACGCGCGTCCGGGCGCCGGGATCCGGCGCCGCCACTCGTAGCATGGACGCCCGAGCCTGCAGCCGGTCGCGCTCCTCAACGGTCTCCCGGATCCGGGCCCGAAGCTGGTCGGCGCCGGCGCGCGCGACGGCCGCGGCCTGCTGCGCCGCGCGGGCCTGCTCGCCCCGGGCCCGGAGGTCCTCGAGGCCCGTCTCGAGGTCCATCTCCTCGTCGGGCACGACGCCGGCGGCGTCGGCCTCTGCGCGGAGCTCGGTCTCCCGCCGTTTCGTGGCGAGCGCCTCGTCCTCGACGGACCGGAGGACGGTCTCGAACTGGACGCCGAGCACCTGGCTGCAGGTCGGGCAGTGGCCGGCGGCGCCGAGCGTGCTCAGGCGCTCGTACCGGTCGCGGAGCCGGTCCATCTCGTCCCGCGCTGCGGCGGCCCGAGTCTGGAGCTCCCGAATCCGGCCGACCCGCTCCGTCCGGAGCGCCTGCAGCGCGCGCTCGGCCGCGCGGTACTCCGCCACGAGCTGCTCGACGGTGCCGTCGACGTAGCCCGCGGCCCCGGCGTCCGTCTCCTGCAGCTCCCGCTCGTAGCCGGCGAGCTGGTCCGCGATCGCCAGCAGCCGCGCCAACGCCTCGGTCCGCTCCTCCGCCTGCGCGGCCGCGACCCGCATCTCTTCCCGCTCGAGACGGAGCGCCGGCAGCCGGCCGAGCACGGGCTCCGCCTCCCGGAGCCGGGCGAGCGACGCGTGCGCCGTGTCGATCTCGGCCGCGAGCCGCTCCATCTCCTGGCGCGCGTACTCCCGCGTGCGGACCGCCTCGTCGAGCCGGTAGCGGAGCTCCGTGTGCCGGCGCTGCTGCTCCGTCGACTCGCGGAGCCGCTCCTCGAGACTCGCCACCGTCGCCGTGCGTTCGGCGGCATCCAGGCTCGCGGTCTCGTGCTTCCATTCCGCGGCCGCGAGCGCGTTCCGCGCGTCCAGCTGCTCGCGCTCCAGCGGCGCCCGCTCGCCCAGGCCCTCACGGACGCCGGCGACCTCCCGGCAGAGCTCGTTCTTGCGCGTTCGGCAGCGCGCCAGTGCCTCGTCGATCCGGCCGATGCCCATGACCTCGCGCATGAACGTCTGCCGCTCGGTCGGCTTCATGGCGGCGAGGCGGGCCAACTGCTTCTGTTCGGCGAGGTAGGTGGCACTGAATTCGGAGTAAGACATGCCGAGCAGCGTCGGGACAGCGGCGTTCACCGCGGACGTGCCGCGGGCAACGAGGACGGAGGGACCTTCTCCAGGGGGCTGGTGGGCGAGCGTCGCCTCGCGCTCGTCCCGGTCGATCACGTACTCGAGGCCGCCCACCTCGAAAACGAGCGTGACCTCCGCGATCTGCCGGCCGACGGCGCCCTTCCAGCGGAGCCCGGCCATCGTCCCGCGCGTGGCCTCCGAGCCGTAGAGCGCGTACGCTACCATCTCGAGAATAGTCGATTTTCCGGTGCCGTTGGCGCCGACGATCCCCGTAACTCCGGACTGCAACTCGATGCGCACATCCTGGAAAAGCCGGAAGTTCCTAGCCGAGATTGAACGCAGTCTCATGCTACCTTCCTCATTGCGTAGCGTCTGCGATTCTCCGCGTTCAGACAACGGCGGTGGTATCCCTGTCTCTTCCTCGGCCTGACATACATCTGTACCGCATCGTCGAACTCGCCGCACAGTTGGCAACGGATGAAGTTGGCATTACCGCACAACTCCAGTGCTTCCATGCGCTGATGGAGGAGTTGGTGATAGGCGGAATCTTGGCAGATTACGAGGTTTGTGGTCTGATTGTCGGCCCGATTCCTGTTGATATGGTGAACTACGGCACCCGGCGGCAGGGAATGCCCTAATACCTTCTCGGCGACGAGGATGTGTTCTCGAACGTATCCATGGCCCCCCGCACGCTGATGCTCCGGCATGAGGACCATCACGTAGCCTTGCCCCGAGATGGTCCTTCCGCCGGACCAGTTCGGATTCAACGAACGAGGCAACGACTGCCTTCGAGGGCTTCGGACTCCTTGAGCCTTCGCAATCTCTGAAATCCGCGAAAGGCTCAGGCCGAAGCGGATCGCGATAAGTCGATAACGCTCCCCGCGCTCGATGGCAGCAGCAATTCGCTGATTCCGCTCCGGATTACTCACGCGGCCTCCCGCGCCTCGAGGTACGAAAGCGCGAGGGCACGCACCGCCTCCGGCTCATCGGCGAGGAACCGCGCGGCCTGCTCGAGGAGCGGTACCACGTGCGAGCGCCGGTCGAGACCCTGAGCGGCTGACTCCTCGCTGAAGCGGAGGTCCAGCTGGAAATGCGTGCACCGTTCTTTCAGCCGCCGGACCGCCTTCCAGTCGATCCGGTCCCGGTCCGCGGCCGGGAAGTCATCGACCCGCAGCCGGACGATCGCGCCGGCCACGTCGTCGCTCGGCACCAGCAGCTCGAGCGCCTGGTTGACCTCGTCCGGCCCGGCGCCGATCGGGAAGAGATTGAAGTCCTCGAGGCGCCAGTCCTGCATGGGACGCGTCGGGATCTCCGTGAGCTCGAGGTGGCCGGACTGGGTGTCGTAGAGCACCACGCCCTTCGGCTCCGTCTCCGGCCAGATATTCGAGGAGGTCCTTTCGATCGCGCCCGAGTAGAACGCGAGCCGCGTGGGATGCAGCCTCCGGAAATCATGGAAATCGCCGGCGGCGATGACGTCCCACCGCTCGGCCTCGCGCCCGACGTCGAGCGCTGTCTGGCCGGCGTAGAACCTGGGCAGGTCGTCCTCGATCGCGGAGCTCCGAACGGCGGCGTGAACGAGAAGCACGTTCACGTCCGCGTCCGGATCCGGGTCCAGCCGGTACGTCTCCTCCTGGGCGAGCGCGACGAACGGGAGGGAGGCCACGGAGACGTTCTCCCCGCTGGCCAGGTTCAACCGGAGGCGCTTCGGCATGGTGACCACGTGGACGCGAGGCACGTCCTCGACGACCACGACAGGAGACAGCGTCTCGGCGGTCTTCGCTGCTTCGTGGTTTCCGAGGATCACGACAACGCGAGCCGCGGTCTCCTCGACGATTCGCCCGATGCCGCGCTGCCAGGCGCGGACGGCATGGAAGCTGGGCCGCAGATTGTGAAAGACATCGCCGGCGACGGTCACGAGGTCCGGGTCGTACGCGACGATCCGGTCCACCGCGTGCGCGAACGCGCGCTCCACATCCTGCTCGCGGACGTTACGCCCGTTCTCCGTCGCGGCGAAGGCGCGAAAACCAAGGTGAAGATCGCTCAATGCCACACCCTTCATCTCGCCCGTCCCACGTTCTGCACGCGGTCACGCATGCGGCGAACCGTGGCTCCATCGATCGGTTCACCAGAGCGTTGGGTGCGGGCTTCAAGAAGGCCTGCAAGTCGATCTCTCGGAAGCTCCCTGAGAATCACTTCACGTAGCGAGGAGCTGAACTCATTCCGCGCCTTCACAGCAGCCTGCCGTCGTGCTGCGCATCGGCCCGCGCCCCGATCTCGACGTTCAGCTGGCGGAGCTCCGCCATGGTGAGCGCGAGCATGCCCTTCGAGAACCGCTCGCGGGCGAGCTGCTCCGGGTTCAGGCCCACGAGCTGCGCGCCGTCGGAGAGCTTCTTCCGCTCGGGCCCGAGCAGGACCTCGAGCGCCTTCGCGTGATCCTGCTCCGTCCAGACCTTCGTGGACTCAGGCAGGCCATGGTCCGCCGCCCACTTCTTCCGGTCGGCCTCGGAGACGCCCGCGTCGTGCAGCGCACCGAAGAACGCACGGCCGGCGGCGGCGGGATCGAACGCCGGCTTCTCGGGCGCAGGGACCTCCGCGGGCTTCGCAACCAGCTTCTCCGGCTCCTCAACCGGTAGCGGCTTGGCTCCGTTGCCGTTCGCCGCCTTGGGCTCGCCGGCGCCGATCAGGACCGCTTGCGGGCCATTGGCTGCGGGAAGGGCGGCGCGGACCTCGATGGCTTCGCTCTTCAGTACCTCCCATTCCGCCTCGAGCGCATCCTCCGCCTTCCGGATCTGCTCCTCGTACGCCTGCATCCAAGCGGGGAAGGACCGCGTCGCCGCGCGACGGAGCGAACGGGTGCGGGCCGTCTTCTCCGGCTCCACGTTGCCAATCGGGTCGGGCTGGTACTCGTACTCCGTTCCGTCTTTGCGCCTCTTCTTCGCGAGCGGCCGGTTGCCGGCCCAGTTGCACTCGGGCACAGCGACCAGGAACGCGTCGACCGCCGCGACGTCGCCCCTCCGGATCGAGTCGAGCGGCGCGACCTGGATGAACCGGATGATCCGGGTCTCCACGACCGACGTTGCCCACTCCGGTGCGCCCCACTTCGCCCGGTCGAGCGCCAGCTGGTCGGCTTCGTCCTCGATGTCGAGGGCCAGGGCGAGACGCCGGCCGGCTTCGGCCTTGTCAGCGTCTCGGAGTTCGGCCGCGACAGCGCGGTGGCGCGCCGCCCGTTCCCGAAGCGCCTTCTCCACCGAGGGCGAGAGATCCCGCTGCTCGAAGTGATGGAAGAACGGGTCCGAGTTGATCCGGTCGGACCAGTAGTTCGCGTTGAGGTAGGGCTTCCCGCCGAGCACGTCGACGTGCAGGAGCGGGTTCGCCTTCGTGACCTTGCAGAACTCCGCGAACGCGTAGCGCGTCGCCTCCGACATCTCGGAGCCGCGCACTACCATCGACGAGCCCGTGCCCCACTCCAGCCCGCTGATCAGCTTGAAGAGGCGGCCGACCTCCTGCTTGTGAGCGACGAGCGCGTGGCCGCGCTGCCGGATCTGCTCGATCTCGTGATCCGTCGGCGCCTTGGCCTCTTCGACCCGGGCCGGCAGGTTCTTCTCGGGCGCGCTCATGCCGCCCTCGACCGATCCGGGCCCGCACCCGCCGCCGCGGCTTTCGCGGCACGGTACGCGAGCAGGTCGATCACCTGCGGCCGGCCGCCCCGGATCACTCCGAGCCAGCGCCGGGTCCGTCGTTGCGTTCGTTTCATGGTCAGCCTACCTTTCCTGTTGCAGGAGTATTGGGCCGCCGGCGCGCTTCTTCGCGGGAGACGCCGGCGGTTCGTTTCTTCAAGGCCCGCACCGCCAACGGCCGCATCTCTCGGCCGTGCTCCCCCCTCGCCTTCGGGTAGGTGAACCCTCGTGACGGTGCGGGCTCATGGTCATTCGCTCTGCGCCGTTTCCAGCATCATCCGCCCGGTCCGGATCGCACACTTTCGGCAAAACCTGACCTTTCGCCTCGGTATGCCCAACGCGATCGCCATGACGGCCGGCTCGCCGCAGTTCGCGCATTGCTCGGCCGTTTCCTCGCGCGTCACATCGACTCCCGCCATGGTCGGCCTCCCGGCTATCAGGTCGCGCACGGCCGCGCGGAGCGATTCCGTGTGGTGGATCACGCGGGCACCTGTCCGCGTTCGAGCTTCCTGCGCAGCCGGCGCGGCAGCTTCTTCTGCTTCGGGTTGAGCGGGACCGCTTCGCCGCGGCGCTCCAGCCGCCGCAGACGCAACAGGACCTTCGGCGCGCAGACGGCCCAGATGCGGAGAGTGCGCACGCCATCCACCATCCGCTCGGGTGCATCCCCGTGGTACCAGCAACCGCCCCGCTTCACGTACAGCTGGCCGCCGAGTTCGACCGCGCGCGTGGGCGGCGGAACCTTGGGCCATGTCCGGGTCCAATCGGGCAACGGTTTCATGCCGCCTTCCCCCGTCGTTCTTTCGCCAGGATCGCTGCGCCCTGTTCGGTGAGCTGCTGCGCCAGCCGCTCGACGACCGCGTCGTGCTCCGCCAGCATCCGGGCCACGTGCTGGCACTCCAGCTCGGTCCGGCGCTGCTCCGCCCGCTGCCACAGGTAGGCCCGCCGCGCGAGGTAGCTGCACAGCATCCCGTAGAGCAGCGTCCCGAGGACGAGCAGCAGGTCGCTCATGCGCTCCGCCGCCGGGCGGCCAGCTCCCGCCGCTGCACCGCGAGGAGCACTTCCGATCGCGCGATCTGGCGCTCCAGCGCAGCACTGTGGACCGCCATGCGCTCGGCATCGAGCAGCGCGCCGACCTCCGCGACGTCCTCCGCCGCGTCCGCCTCCGCCTCCAGCAGCGTCGCCGTCTCGAGCCCCGGCAGGTCCGTCCGCCAGAGCGAGGCTGCGAGTGAGCGGAAGTGCGAGAGCAGCAGCGTCGCAGCGTCGTACCGCTTGCCGGCCCGGGTCGTCGCCCGCCGCAGCACGTCGGCCGCGTCCTCGCGGAGCCGGTCCATGTCCCGCAAATCGATGGCTCTGGATTGCTGTCTCATCATGCGAGCCTCCGCGTAACATCCATGACGTGAGCGACGAAACCCACATCGTGCGGGTCGCAGGGATCGGCGATTCCGCCGTCCCGGATGGCCACGGCAACCACGGTCCCGGTCGGGATCAGCACGCGCTTGCCGCACGCCTGACAGAGCGTATCGATGTGCCACTGGTCCGGGATACCAACGGCCAGCAACCGGGAGGCCGGGTGCTCGCAGGGACGGGGAGCGAAGAAGCGGCGCATCGGTCAGGTTCGCGGCGAACGGTTTTGACCACCCGGACATTTGCCGGGCGCCGGATCGGAGACCGAACGCTTCTCGACGAACTTCCCGCAGTCGCGGCACTGGTAGACGTCGACTGCGTAGTAGCAATCACCGAACGGATGCCGCTCCTCGGTCTGAATCCATTGCCAGTCATGCGGGTGCGCCCGAACCGTTCGAGTCATGGAATTGCAGCCCAAACGGTGGCGCTGGAGCCGCTCCGGTTCACGCGCCGGTCGGCCGTCTTCCGCACGCGCGGCGGGTCCATCTGTGCCATCTCCGTGAGCCGAGGCATCACGAAAAACGCGGTGGGAAGTCCGAGCCGGTCCGCGATCTCCTCAGCCGTCTGCGGGCCGAAGTCCCTGAGGCAACCGAGGACCGCCGCCTGCCGCATCGCAAGCGTCGGCCGGATCCTCTCGGCTGCCTCACGGCTCGTATCGGACCCGCGCGCGTGGAACGGGCCGACGGTCGGCGGCTGATGGGCGAACAGGTCGAGCGCGCGGGCGGCCATGCGTCAGGGCTCTGTGGGCAGCGGGATGTACTGGACGGACCATCCCGCGCGGGGGCCGTATCTCGCCGTATCAGGGTGCTGGCGGCAGCGGCCACCATGGTAGACCCGCTCACCGTCAGGGCCGACAGCCCACGTCTCGACCTCGACGGGGCGCCTGCAAACGACGGTGACACCCTGCGGGCGGATCCGCTTGAGGAACTGGCCGCACTCTACGCGGCGAAATTGCCTGCACTGCACCACCGGGCAGCGGACGTATCCGATGCCGCCGGGTACCATGTCGCGGTCGTGGTCCGGACAATGACGGCCGAGGGCGGTCGAGATCGCGGCCATGGGTCAGGCCGCGGCTTCGGAGTCGGGCTCCGGCTCGACCGGCCGGGTCCATTGTTCGATCTCGCGGCGGTCGAAGCGGTTCAGGCTCCCCGCCTTCCGGACGGGTATCCGGCCCATCTTCGCCCATTTCGCGACGGTCTGCACGGAGACGCGGAGGTAGGCCGCCACGTCCTCGTCGGTCCAGAGGGAGTCAACCTCGTTGCGGTCTTCGTCGTTCATGCTTACCGTTAGCCGTTTGGGTACGACGTGGGCCGCCGCGGCCCCGTTTGGTGCGCTGGTGGACCAATATGCGGAACGTTTGGTCCGCCGTCAACCCTTTTGGTGCGCCATGGGACCAACAAGACCGTCAGAAACGCCGGGCGATAGGCTGAAGTGGTTGAGGGACAAACGCTTACGCCTCTCGCAACGGGACTTGGCGGTCCGACTTGAGGCCATGGGCGTAGCGGTAGAAAGCCATACCCTCCTCGGCCGGATCGAACGAGGCGAGTCTCAGCCGCGGGCCGATCTCATCCTCGCGGTGGCCGAGCTTGCATCGGCGCGGGCTGCGTGGCTATTGACGGGAGAGGGAAGCGTCGACGTCGACCCCGCACCCGAAACTAGCCAGTTGGCGCTGCGGGAGATCGCTGCGGTGATTGACCGCTATCGGGTTACCCTACCAGCCGAAGATGCCGGGCCCGACGACGCCGGCCGACTGGGCACGAAGGGGAAGCGGGGACAGCCGAAGGTGCTCCGCCCGAAAGATCGCACAGGATGACGTGCTCGTCTGTGAGGATGATGGACATGGCGCCACGAGCAAGCTTCCGGGAGAGAACGAACGGAAGTTCAGGATCGGAGGGGTCGGCGACCAGGACGTCCCCAGGCTCGGCGCCGATCTCGGGGATGGGCGCGGTTACGCGGTATACGGCTTCCACGGGCTCCTCCATCAGAGGCGTGTGGGCGGGTGGCCACGGAGCTGGGGAGGCACCGGCGGGCGAACCGAAGATAGAGGGAAGGTGTGACATGCGCTCGATTCTGGCCATAGCGCTTTGCGCCATCGATCGGGGAGAGGATTCCTGCAACCAACGGAGATCGGCATGCCTCGGTTCACGATGATCGCGGTGTTGTTCCTCCTCTTGGGATGTGCATCAGAGGGACCGATGGGTCCTGTCGGCCCAGATGGAGCGCAGGGTCCAGCAGGACCGAAAGGGGACAAGGGGGATCCGGGAATCACGGTCGTTTCGGGCACCTCAACCATCGTCTCCATCGGCAGCGGCCTCTATGCGGGATCTGTCACATTTCCTGGAGTTTCGCTGGCGAAAGCCGTTGTCGGCTGCTGGCTACGCGCACAGGGCGGATCCACCTGGTTCAAGGTCGCGTTCGACTTCTCAGGCACAGGGCTCGACAGTTGCGTTGCCTCGGACACGTCCAATGGACTCTTGGTTTCGTTCATCACCGAGAAGGACCATCTCTGGCTTGGGAACATTCTACTCGTCACCGTCGCCTACTCCACGTAGCTCGGTCATCGCGTTCATCGTCGCGGTCGACGAGAGAAGCGGCCACCTCGCCCGCCGCGGCGATCGTGAGCTGCCGCGAATCGTCCAGGGCGTCCCGCGCCAGGGGGGCGTCCGGCCGGATCTCGAGGATCGGCACGTACCGGTAGGGCCTGCCATCCTCGGCCCGCAGAACGCACCCCGCCGCCTCCGCCTGGCGCACGAGCCGATTGATCTGCTGTGGGCCCTCGAGGTCGTCGGTGTGGATCGTATCCGTGAGCAGCGCGACCGAGCGTAGCGAGTCGTGCCGGATCTCGTTCTGCCGCTCCGCTCCCGGCATCGGCCCCTCCCGGGTCGGCCGCGTGCTCGAGACGATCAGCAGGTCCGGCGGCTCCTGCTCGCCGCGCGTCACGCGGTCGATCACGTCGGAGAGCGGCGCGACGGACCGGTAGCCACCGTCCACGCACCGCCGACCGAGCCAGCGAACGGGCGGCCAGAGCGGCGGTCCGATGGTTGCACTCGCCCAGACGGCCCGCCACCAATCGGCGACGTCCGGCCCGACGGACAGGTACTCGCCCGTGTCGATATCCGTGAGCCCAACCCATGTCGGTACGGCGTAGGACCGGCCCTCGATCTCGCGCCGGATCCGGTCGCCCAGCCGGTCATGCGTGCCGAGCGACGCGAGTGGCGCGGCGCCGAGCCAGCCGCCGAGCGCGGCCTTGACGATCTCGCCGCCGGTCCGCCAGCGGTGCCCCTCCTTCGTCCGGAGCCCCTCGGCCAGCTGGCGGAAGTACGGGATCTGCGTGGCCGGATCCTGCCCGACGATCGCGGCGGCGAGCGCACCGGCAGAGACGCCGTCGAAGCTCGCCCACTCCACCAGGCCGGCCAGTCCCGACAGCACGCCCGCATGCCAGGCGAGCCCCGGCACGCCGCCGCCCGATGCGACGATCGCGGCTTTCACGTCGTGAGCATCCGCTCGAGAAACGCCCCCAACGTCTCGTCCGGGTCGTGCAGCAGCGCCCGGACCGGCGCCTGCCAGCGGACGTCGCGGACCTTCACCTCCGGCTGCGGGACGCGGCTGTAGTCGAAGGCCGCGCCCGGGCAGACCTTGCTCCCGCCCGGCACCCGGACCAGCTCATGGCCGACGCAGGGCAGGGGACCGTGCCGACTCCGGATGTCGGCGACCAGCTCCGCGAGCACGGCGTACTGCGCGTCGGGGAAGGGCGTCGTGTCCGGCGCCGCGTTCTCCAGCTCGATGCCGATGGAGAACTGGTTGACGTCGCCACGGCCGCGGTAGGCGCTCTTGCCCGCGTGCCACGCCTTCTCGGTCTCGGGGACCAGCCGGTAGACGTGGCCCTCGCGGTCGATCAGGTAGTGCGCGGACACGTTCTTGGCCGGATCCGCGTGCTTCGTGGTCAGCCACTCCAGACAACCCGGCATCGCGCCCGACGTCGAGTGCAGCACGATGACGTCCAGCTTCGACGTCGAGCGCGCGCTCCGGTTCGGCGACGGCCGCTCCAGGATCGTCATCAGAGAACCCCGAACCTCGTGAACACCACGAGCAGCAGCACCAACGCCAGCACTGTCACGATGATCTGCCGGATTGTCGCGTCGACCTCGGCCTTCTTCAGTCCTACCGCCACCGCCCAGACCAGGCAGCCGAGCAGCAGTACCCAGATGATGAGCCGGATCAGGCCCGCGTTGGTCTCGAGCCCCTGCAACATCGCGATCGATAGCATGGGAGGTTCCTCCTTGGGGTTACGCAGTGGCCGGTCGAGGATGGTCACTTCGGCGGCCCCGGCGTCGCGTCGTCCGCGGGGTGCAGCCACCGCGAGAGCAGCGGCCGAACGATGCCATACACGGCCGTGGTCAGCGTGAGCAGCACGATCACGCCCGTCGCCGTGACCTGGGCCGTTGCGTCGGCCGCGGCGCCTGCATCGAGCCAACCGCGCGCTACGAGCCAATCGAAGGCGCCGGCAGCCACGGCGGCGATCAGCCGCGTCACGATCTGAAGCAACCAACCGGGTAGCGCGATCATGGTTCCTTCCTTTCGATAGGTCCCCGTCTCCGTTCCTCCAGGAAGACTGCCCACAGCGACGTCTCGATCAGGGAGCGTTCGCAGCCGTCGTTCGAGAGGCCGGCCGACTGCCGTTCCGTCGAGCAGATGACGTAGCGCGCGAACGGCAGAAAGACGCGCGTCTCGCCCTCCAGCCTGTGAACGTTGATCCCGAGCGTGTCGACCAGCGCCTTGTAGGTCACCCGCTCGTCCTGGAGCACGTCGAGCCGGTCTTGGACGACGACGCCCATACCGACCAGCGACCCGGCCACGCTGAGCTGCCGCACGAACAGGGGCAGCCGGCGCCACAGGGCACCGATGCCCCAGCCGTTACGTTGCGGTCCCGTCTCGGTTGGCATCTTCTCCCCTCGCTCGCGTCGTCGCCGCGCGATACCCTCGTCCATCGCCGCCCGGATCTCCGGGTCCGGGTGCGTCACGCCGCCCTATCTCGCCGGTGGGCAACGCACCTGCACGAGTTGCTGCACCACCGCGGCCGCCTTCCGCGCTTCCCGGGACCGGGCAGCTCCATCTCCCGTCCGCAGACCTCGCAGCGGCCGATGAACAGCGGCGGAGCCGCCTCGATCAGATGGGCCGGACACCGCTGTGCGTGCGGTGCGGTAGGCGCCGTGCAGCCGTCCTCCTTGCAGCGCCGAACCTCACCGACCGGCCTCCACCAGGGCCAGTAGAAGGTCAGATCACTCCTACCCTGCGCACGGCCCTCACGCCGGATCGCGTTCCGGAGCGCATAGCGCACGCGTACCCGGAGATAGCCGGCTCCGACGTCTGCCCGCCGCTGACGCGTCCTCCACGCCACCTCGATGGCCTCCGCCCAGAGCTCGTCCCGCTCAAGCAGCGTCGCCGTCACGGTCGCGACCTCGGCGGCGATGGCGTCGACCTCGACCGGCGTGAATCCGACGGCGCGGAGCACCTGGGCGGGAAGCATCAGGTGATCTGCCCGTTCGGCGCTGCCGCCGGGGCCGTGAACTCAACGGGTACCGCGCCGGGCGCGTCCAGCCTGAGCCGTGCGCCCGGAGTGACGCGACCGGGTCCGCAGGTACCGTCAGTGATGCTCGTGCAGGTCCGTGCGTCTGTCGAGCCGTTGCCCCACGCCCCCGAGAGCGGCGTGATGGTGACGACACCGCCCGCGTAGGCATTCGCCGACAGCCGCTCACGCACCGTGACCAGCACATCGTAGTGGGTCAGGTCGAGCGCGAAAGTCGCCTCCAGCACGATAGTCGCCTGAAGGAACGGGACCGGACCGAGTATCAACCGGGCGATAGTGGCAAGCGCCGCATCGTCAACCCCAGCGGCGTCCCATCCGCAATCATCCGCGAGGAACCCGCCGCCAGCCACGGGGCGGACGTCCGCGGCGAAGTCGCCCGCATGCCCGATCAACTCCACCTGGCCCCAGCCGATCTCTCCACTTGGCTGCTCGGAGCACATCACAGACAACGGACTACCTGCGGGGCCATTCATCCAGCCGACGAGATATAGTTTCGCGTCCTGCACCGTATCGGCGGGCGAGGTTCGTTGCACCACGACCAGCACCGAGTCGACGAGGGCCGCGAGGCCGCCGACCGGCTTGACCGTCGGCACGCCGGGCGGGCCAATGACAATCTTCGCCGGAATCTCGAAAGCGACGCACGCCGGAGGGCCGACCACGTTCACGCCGAAAGCGTTGACGCACACGTTGGCACTGACGATGACGGTATCCTTCGGCAGCCACAGCGTGTCGGCGAGCCCGGCCGTGGTGCGCTCGATCAGCCAGCCGGGAGCACTCACCCGTAGCGTGTAGCCCGTGACCGCGCCTGCACCCTGCTGCGGTGCCGTCCACGCGACTTCGACCTGCAGGCTGTCCTGAGCCTGCTGCAGCGCGACCACTCTCACATCTCTTGGCGCTCGTCGGAGCCGTTGGCCCCAGCCGTTGCCTGCCGCCGCCATCCCCAGCATCACGAACGCGATCAGCATTGCAGTGTCCTTGCGTCTCATGCTCGCCTCCCGTCTTTCAGGTCAGAGGTAGTAATCCCCGCGCGAAACCTGGTAGGTTCCCGCGGCCACGCCCGTGTCGAAAAGCTCGATCGTGTACACGTTCACCGTGTACGGCGTCGACGTCGCGGGCCCGATCGATACCGGATCCGCGTATGCGCCGTGTTTCGCGGCATAGTCGGTCCCGGTTTCCTCAAGCGTCGGATCGCGGCCCGAGACCAGGACACCGCCCAGCGTCGAGCTGATGGTGATGGTGAACCGCCCGGGGGCGGCCGTCTCGATCTCATCGTTCAGGTCCCATCCGATGATGTTGGCGCCGAGGCTCGCGTCATAGCTCGCGGTGAGCGACGACAGCCCGCCACCCGGCGTCACGGTTGCGGGCGCGCCCTCGATCGGCGATGGCACGATGATGGTCCGCGGCCGGAGCCGCGATGAAAGCACGGTCTGGAGTCGGCGCAGCCGGTTCGAGAGCTCGAACCGGGACACGAGGGCCTGATCCTCGCCCAGCTCCCGGCGGACGTCCGCCACGGTCATGACCTCGTCCACCGACCAGGGCGGAAACTGCACCTTCACGTCATCGGCCTCTGCGATCTTCTCCTCCGCCCAGGCTGTCGGATCCTCACGGTAGAGGTCCAGCGGGTTCACCGTCAGGCGGAGCCGCGGCATGCCACGGCTCTCGACATAGCCGTCGTCGAGCGCATTGTTCGCGGACCACCAGAGGGCGTTGCTGCCGCGGAAGTCGTAGATCGTCTCGGCGTTGTACGGCGTGTGCGTCAACTGCCCAGCGTCGAGGATGTAGATCGCGCTGTCCGGACTGGCCGCGATCTCCCGCTGGACCCGGAGCTTGATCCGCTTCACGGCGCCGATCGCCGGGTCGTCGAAGCAGTTGATGCCGGCAATCCCGAACTGCACCCACTGGCGGAGCGTCCGGACCGTGTTGTTCCGGACGCCGGGCCCCGGCTGCGCGGCCTCGGGCAGCGCCGGATCCGGGATAATGACCGTCCGGCTGCCGTCGCCCACCAGATCCATCTCGAGCTCGAAGCGCACCACGCCGTATTGCAGCAGCAGCACGACCTGGGCCGAGTAGAACGGTCGGTCGATCTCCGGCCGGACGTCGATCCACTCCGTCTCGATGCCCGTCTCGAACGCGAGCACGGCGAAGATGCTGGCGGCCGTCTGGCCGAACCGGGAGTTCTCATCGCCCGTCACCTTGATCGGCAGAGTGCCGAGTCCGACCGGCTCCCAGTGGTCGGGCTCATCGACCGCGAATGAGTTCGCCGACCAGTCCCGGAGGTACGGGTTCCGGACCAGGTTGTCGAACGGCGGGATGTCCGGTCGCGGCAGCACGCCCTCGACCAACCCGTAGGTTGCGATGCTCGCCGGCCGGTCGAGGTAGACGAGCTCGCCCGACGTGCCGAGACAGACGCCACCCGTCCGGAACTGCACGAAGTCGCCGACCACCAACGTGTCCGGCACGTCCTCGAGCATCACCGTCTGGGCCGCGAGCGATGTTCCCGTGACCTTCCACTCCGCTTGCCCCGGCCAGCGCCGGCAGAACAGCCCGTTCAGTTGGTCATCGAAGCGGATCGGCGGGCCGAGCACGTCCGGCAGCAGGGTCACGACCGCACCACTGATGGCGCCGACCTCCCAGAGCGCGTCCGCCATCGTGAAATGGAACCCGTCGACCTCCGCACCCTGCGGCAGGATGCGGTTCTGCATCTCGCGCGCGTCCTGCTCCCGCTCGATCGAGCGGAGGTTTTTCCGGTAGCGGAGGATCGCCGTCATTTATGCCGCGCGTTCCTTGAAGGGCACGTCCCGGACAAACTCACCCTTCACGCCGCCGGCATTGACGGAGACCACGACGTCCAGATGCTGTGTCAGCATCAGTCCCCGGAAGGGTGTGGTGTCGACCAGAGCCTCGTAATCGTTGGTGACCCCGATCTGCGTGAGCGTTACCGGCCAGGTCGGACCCACGACGTTGCTCCCGACTTTCGTTCGCACAACTGCGGTGACCGCTGCGCCGAGCACGGCGGCGCCGTCCTTGTCGACCAGGTCCAGGAGCCGGATCCAGTGGCCGTTGTTCCTGTAGAGGAAGGCGACGTCGCTCATGGGCACACCTCGATCTCGATGGAGGCCGACAGCGCCGGCTCCGTGGTGAGCGTTGCGGAAAGCGCGGGCACGATGTCGAGGTCGGCATCGAGCGCCGGGACGATGTCCAGGTCCGCGCAGAACGGGGCGTCGAAAACGGGCGAAGTACCTACGAGCTGCAGGCCGGGCAGGACCAGCGTCCCGCTGCCGATCCGCCGGACGATGCCTGCCCCTACCAGTTCGAGCGCCGGCAGCGTCAGGTCTCCGCCAGTGACAAGTACCGCTCCCGTGCCGGTCGCTTCGAGGCCGCCAAGCGCAAGCGCTCCTGCGCCGATACGCTGGACGCTTCCTGTTCCGGCGAGTGCGAGCGCGGGAAGTGTGAGCGTCCCGCTACCGGGGCGGGTCAGACTCCCGGTACCGCTCAGCGTCAGAGGCGCCAGCGCGAGCGTGCCCGAGCCGACGCGAGAGACTTTCCCGGTCCCCGACAGCTCCAGCGCTGGCAGCATCAGGGCGGCCGTGGCAACGCGGGAAACAGTGCCGGTCCCCGCCAACTCAACTGCGGGGAGGGTGAGGCTACCCGTGCCGATCCGGGACACCTTCCCGGTTCCGGCCAACTCGACCGCGGGTAGCGTCAGAACGCCGGACCCCACCCGCGCTACGCTCCCGGTACCGCTCAGAGTCAGAGGAGCAAACGTGAGCGCGCCGGAGCCGATGTGGGAATCCTCCCCGATCCCTGACAGTTGGAGTCCCGGCAGCGCCAGCGCACCCGTCCCCACGCGGGAGACAGTGCCGGTCCCTGCCAGCTCTACGGCGGGAAGTGTCAGGGCTCCAGTCCCGGCCCGCGATACGCTCCCGGTACCGAAAAGCTGGAGGGCCGCAAGCGTGAGCGCGCCGGTCGCTACGCGACGGACGACGCCTGTGCCGCCGGTTCCGAGGCTCGGGAGTGTGGCCGTGCCCGAGCCCTCATTGCCTGCGGATACATCCTCGTAGATCGCCAGCAGGATCGCCCAGTCCGTGCCGGGGCTGTCGCTCAGGTTGAACGTGTCGCCCGTGAGCGTGGCAATCCGGGTCTGGCAGACCAGAGTAACGCTGGTGGTATCGGCCGCGCCCCCGGAATTGGTGTTGACGCGGGTCGTGTAGTCAGCGTCCAGCGTCATCCCGGTGGTGTTATACTCCCACGCCAGCACGCCGACGCAAAGGTACTCAGCGCTCGGGACGGCATTACTTGCGACGGACGGGGTGGTAGACTGACCGCCGGTCATGACGACATCCACGAGCTGCACGGACCCGGCCTTGGCGTAGCTGAATGCGCCGAGTACCTTCGCGGTGACCGCTGCGGTCAGATGGATGGTGACGGTATCGGTGCCGGCAACCAGTTCCGTCGTGATCTCGCCGCGAAACAACGCAACGATGGCACCGGAGTTGTTCCCGGCTGTTAGTTGGTAGCGGTACTCGCCATCCTTTTCGTAGACGTTGCCCTGCGAGTCCTCGATCGAGATGCGGTCTGTTGCGGAGCCGCCAGCGCCGCCGGTTCCGCTGTCAATTGCTACGGGGATCCAGAGGGTCCGACCGGCCGCAACGTTGTTGGTGGTGATGGTGAGCGCCAGCACATCCGTGCTGGACTGCTCGGGCTGGACGCCGTGCCCCAGAAAGCCGGAAAAGCTCATGGATACGCCCTACGTGCTCAGCTTGCGGGCATAGTCACGGTGAGCGTGCTGATCGACACCGGATCGCCGGCCCCGACGGTCACGCTCGGGAAGGTGACGTTGCCACCGCCGGCCGTTACCGTCACGGAGAAGTCGATGCGCTTCTGCGTGGCCGAGCTACCGCCAGCATCGCCCTGCTCCATGATCCGGCCCCAACCCATGTCGCCGGCCGCATTGGCCGCCGCGTCTTCCCAGGTTCCCGTCTTCGCCATCGAGCCCGCGGCCGGCGCCGCGAAGGCCGGGCTCGGGAGCGGGTCCATCTCGGCAATCAGCGTCCCCTGCTCCGCATCGTCCGCCGCTGTGGGCTGCGCGCCGGAGAAGATTTTCAGGATCCCGCCCGCAAACGCGGCCGCGACGTCGTCGGTCCCCAGAATGTGATTCCGAAGTCCCGTGCTGATCCGAACCGCCATGATGCACCTCGCTCGCTGTAGGTTATGAAACGATCGATGAGACGACCGACGAGCTCACCGCCGCGCCCGGCTCCGTCAGGTCGATGATGTACAGTCCGTCGCACGCCCGCCGGCAGCGGTACTTGAGCTCCGCCGCATCCGCGATCTTGAGGACCGCCTCCTGCACGGTCGACCAATTGAAGTCCAGGTCGATCCGGACGTTGTCCGTGACCGTGCCGATGGCGAAGTAGGCGGGCGCCCACTGGAGCACCTTCGCCAGCTGCTCGGACGGCCAGAGCCCGTAGGAGCCATCATCCAGCCGGACGCGGCCGCTCCGCTCGGTGATGCGGATGATGCGGTCGTTCAGGTCGTAGCAGATCGTCTCGCAGAGCAGCCGGACGCTCTCGCCCCCATCCTCCGCGGCGGCATCCGTCTGGCGCGCGATCCGGAACTCCTCCCAGGTGAAGTCCTGGTAGATGAGCCGCAGCACCCGGCGCGGGCGGAGCTCCGGCCAGACGCCGACCAGCGCGTTCAGCCGACTCACGCGCGGCAGCAGGACCTCGACCGTGAGCTCGCCCGTGTTGTCCCGGTGATCCTGAACCGAGATCCAGTCGGGGATGAACAGGATCCGCTGCCCGCCCGCACCTAGGCAATCGGACCAGAGCTCCACCCGGCGGACGGTCGTGATATTGATGATCTCGGCGGGACAGCCGACGCCGGACACGGTGATGCAGACGGTGGCATAGGGCCCGTAAAGGCACCCGTCCCATGCGCGCACCCGGACGGCCGCCGAGCGGCTGGCACCGATGCCGGCCAGCGAAACCGTGTAGTTGGTGTCCGGGTCGATGGTACCGAGCGCGAAGAGCGGCAACCAGGTGTCCCCGCCATCGTAGGAGATGTCGGCCTCGTACTCGAGCGGATCGCTCTCGGGGTCGGTCGCGGCCGTGAAGCGGAGGACGAATGAGGCTCCCGAGACGACGGCACCATCGACAGGCGAGACGATGGTCGGCGGGCCCGGCGGCAGGTTCGGGTCGATCGTGAACGCGGGGCCATCATACGGGCCATCGTCCACGCCGAAAACGTCCCGGAACGTGGCCCGCCAGATGTAGTCACCGGGCGGCAGCGGCCCCACGGCGTAGGTGTCCTTCGCGGTCGTGAGGAACCCGGTATCGACGACGGGGGCGGTGTAGTAGGGGTCGCTGGCGGACGTGACCTCCCAGCGTGTCGATGCATGGTCCGGATCTGCGGTCAGGGCTTCGAGAGTGGGCTCATCGCAGACGATGGTGACGTTCAACGGGACGGTGGGCGTCAGTGGCGCGCCCGGGCCCGCGCACGCGCTGCCGGCCGCGGAGACGAATGCCTCGAAGCTGAAGATCTCAGCTGCACCATACACACCAAAAAAGGGGAAGAAGTTCTTGCCGACGCCAAATCCGACCCGGCCACAGCCGAGACCGGGGGCGTCGTAAATTGCATCAAGGTCCCAACCGTTATAAGGCGCCGGATAAGGTGCAGGCAGTGGAATAACCGGATTAGCGAAAACGGCGCCGATGCCAAATTTTGCCTGAATCCGGACCCGGTCCGGTTGGCCAATCGGATCGGGCCGACTCATTTTCGCCGTAACGGAGATGAGTTCGCCAGCGCGTGGCTGATAACATGGGCAAGGAAATCTGCGAAAACTTCTCTCATCAATAATGCGGCCGTAGATATGTGGGTGGACTGCCGAGTAAACGCCCGACACGAAACTCGCATTGACGCCCTTGAAAGCTATGTTCAGCCGAGAGAGCGTCGAGGACCCATTGAAGTCGGCGATGCTGTAACCGGCTGGCAGGTAGCCAATGATGGGAAGATCTCCATCGCAGGTGTAGTGAACACTCGGCAGGAACGAAAACGAGTCCAGACCGACCCAAACGCCCCGGCTATCACCCGATCCATCGGACCCATCCACATTGAACGCAACTCCTACCCGCCATCCTTCGAGGCCGGCATGAGTCGCCCAGAATGGCGCCTGACCCATGAAGTTCAGGCTCGCCAGACGGAACGTGACCGTCCCCCAGGCCTCAATGGCATCGGGCAGCGCCTGCGGCGCGAGCACGCCGATATCAAAGGTTTCGAGCGCATCGGTACTCCGACCACCCCTGCCCCGGCAGAACGTGGCGCAATACCACGGATTGCCAGTCGCCCAGTACTCGTCGTGTTGCGCGCTGCAGACATCCCCACGGAAGTGGATGATCGACGAACCATCTGTGATGGTGGCCTCGACGTAGGCGTCGAGCCCGTCATCGGGGGAATGGAGCCACCAGACGACGATGGTACCGACCGCGACGGCCGTGGTGAACAGATAGGACGTCTGCGACGGCGGGACGACAGCCTGCAGCAGATTCCAGTTTGCGCCGAGATCCGTCGAATATCGGAGCGTTGCGTTGCCGGTTAGCCCACTCTTCCATTGCAACAACACGGGCAGCGTAACAGCCGCGCCGTTGATGGGGGCGGTGAAGAATGCGCCGGGGCCGCGGTAGTAGATTGTGTCATCCAACGCGAGCGTCGTGAAGGCGATTGTCGTCGCCCATTCCGACCAGCCCGTGGTGTAGCCCCGGGCCCGGGCGATGTACTGAGTGCTCGGAGTTCCACCCGTCCAGATGTACCCGAACCGGGCCGCAGAGCTGTCCGTCACATCGAGCAGCGGCGCGGCGAACGACGGATCGGCGGCATCGGTCACCTGGAACTGGATCTGACCGTACGCCGTGTCGGGGACGACGAACAAGGTGGCACCCTCATCGGTGACCGCCCCGACGCTGAATCCGGGCGCAGCGATCAGCGAGCCGCCGAGCCACTCGACTTCATTGATAAATAGTTGGCGGCCATCGTCCGTCCAGAAGTACTGGCCATCCGTGTAGTCGATGCCCGAGGCAACCAGGTTTGCGGCCAGGGTCACGCTGCTCAGGTCGACCTCGCCGGCCGCCGCGGCGTAGAGAACCTCCCGACCGCTGAGCGTGGCCAGCAGAGTGCCCGCGGCACTGTCGCCGGCATCGATATAGCCGTAGGCGCCGGCATCGATCTTCGAGGAGAACGTCACCGGCGGGGCGCCGAGGAAGTCGGTGATGTCGTGCGCCGTGACGGTCGTCAGGTTGCCCCAGGCGAAGGATCCGCCGAGCCTGGCGATGCTGACGAGCCCGAGCTGGACGGCAATCGTGTCGGCTGCCGTCGCGCCCATGCCCGACTCCCGGAGCGACGCCCAGATGTGCTGGCCGGCGTTCCGGCGGGCCAGGAGCACGGGTCCGTTCGCGGCCCGGTCGGCATACGCGCCCGCGTAGAGGATCGCGTCGTAGGGGGTGAAGTCCTCGGTCGCGACGTCGGCCGACGCGACATACGCCACGGAATGGCCCCGCTCCTCGAGGGCGAAGCGCAGGAAGGACTCCGGGTCGCCATCGGCGATGGGAGTGGCAGGCACAACGAGCGCGTAGCTCCGGGCGATTGTGGCCCAGTCCGGTTTGTCGTAGACGGTGTTGAGGTAGCCGAGCAGCTGCGCAAGCTCGGTGGCCGAGAGCAGCGTGGACCGCGACAGGATGCGGGCGTACTGGAACTTGTCGGTGAAGAGCGTGAGCCCATCGCAGTCGCCAGACCCGAAGTCTCCGGTCCAGTAGTAGGCGCCGTTGACCCGGACCTCGCTGCTCGCGCCGTTCACGCGCATGTGGATGACGAGCGGCAACTCCTCGATCAGCCGCCCGTCCTGCGGCGCCTCACTCAGCGTCCCGCAGTTTGCCCGCCAGCGGCCGATGTGGCCACCGCCACCATCGTCCACCCAGCCGATGCGGTGGCCCGTCCCCGCGGCCGGGTCCTGGAGGATGTCCAGCGGACCGATGTACGAGAAAGAAACGGTCCGGCCGACGATGAAGACGTCATGCGGCTGCGCGATCGAAGCGGCGAACTGCGCGGCGACGCCGGCGCCGAACTTCGGGATGAAGACGGATTGCCCGTTGATGGCGTTCCGGCCCATCTGGCAGGCACCCGCCGCGCCCGTCAGGTCATCGCCGCCGCTGCCACGGTCCGGCACCGTCGCGAACGTTCCACCATCGGAAACACCGGCGAGGTCGGGGTCATCCGCCCACCAGTCGTGGTCGAGGCCCAGGTCGGCGGGCGTCCAGGCCATACCTCAGCCCCACTTCCGCCGGTAGGTCGCGAGCGCGCTCGCGGCGCTGCCGGTCAGCGAGAGCTGCGGGTGCGTGCCGACGGCGGTATCGACCGGGTCCAGGTAAATGAAGTCGCCGCCCGTCAGGATGTCGTTGTCGACGACGCCGTTCAGCGAGATGCGGCCGGCCTCGCACTCGATGGTGAGGAGATCGCCAGCGCCGCCCGTAACCGTGCATTCGAGCGAGTGGATCAGCCCCGAAGAGACGTCCAGGTAGTTGATGACCGGGTTGCTGAACGGGCCCGTAAAGTCCAACTGCGGCGCGGACGGCAACGAACCCAACGGGCAGGACGTCGGCCCGGACGTGAAGTCCACGACCGTGGCAACGGCGTCGTGCGCAGCCGGGTCCACCAGCAGGAAGGTCCACTGCACTTCCGTCATCCGCTGCGTCTCGTGCGGCTCGATGAACGGGACGCGCGGCACTTCGACGATCACGTCCCAGGCGATCGACGGATCGGACGTCGAGTACATCTCGACTTGCCGCCGGAGGATGCGGCGCTTCAGCGTATGGAGCGCGTTGATCACATCCATGTGGGGCGTCGCGGCCGACTTCGCGATAGCGATTGCGCCGTACAGGTTGATCCGGCGCTCCCGGTGCTGGCCGCCGCCGAGCTTGCTAAGATGGACCGCACCCGTCCGGCCCGGGACGTGCGCGACGGGGTAATCGGCAGCCGCGGCGTCGTACAGGTCCGGGATCCGGGTCAGGACCAGACCGACTGTCGCCTCCATGTCCACGCCGTCGACGACCCAGCTCATTGGATCACCGCCTGCTTCCCGCGGGCCCGCCGGTAGGCCAGCGTCCGCTCGCCGGCAGAGCGGTCGACCGCGTCCTGGAAGCCGTCGAAGATGCCCTGCCCGATCGCGGCGCCCGTGCGCCTGCCCGACGCGGGATCCGTCACGGCCGGCAGCGACGCGCCGTTGATCACGACGTCGATCCCGCCCAGGTTGATCACGGTCCCGGCGCCGGCGGCGATCGCCGGCGCTGCGGCCCCGGCCGAGATGGGTACCATCTGGTCCACGCCGTAGCGCGTCGCGATATGGTGGACGTCGTACGCGATCGTGGTGAGCACGCCGAAGATCCGGCTGCCGGTGACCTCCGTGATGGTTCGTGAAACGTCGAAGCCGGACGTCACCGATTCGCCAGTCCCGGCCGCGGCGGCGAAGGCATCGAGCGCCTCGTCGAGGTTCAGCACGAACTCCTTCAGGTCGTCGCCCGTGAGCCCGCCGAGCAGCGCGGGGTCGATGTCCCCGGCCATGATGGCCCGGGCGAGCGCCCGGCTCTGGATCTCGATCTGCCGCCGGCCGGCCTCCGTGTTCGGGTCCAGCCCGCCGAAATACTTCTTGAACAGCTCCGGCGCCTTCTCGGCGAGGATGTCCAACTCGATCTGCGCGCGCCGCGCGGGCGTGTCCTCGATGTCGAAGACCCGGCCCTCGAAGTCCCGCTTCTGGCGGATGCCCTCCGCGGTGTTGGCGAACTTGAGCAGATTCTCGGCCGCGATGCCGGCGGCCTCGTAGAGCGCCTGGAGGCCCTCGCCCAACAGCCGGCCCTCCTTGTCCCGGATCGTGATGCCGAGTTCCTCCGCGAGCGCATCGAGGTCGGCGAGCGTCAAGCCATAGTCCGCCAGGATCCTCTGGAGGCCCGCTTTCAGGTCCCGCTGCACCGCCTTGTCAGTGCTCCGAAACTTGAACGCCTCCCGTCCCTCCCAGAGCGCCGCTCTGATGTTCGACAGATTCGCGCCGGTAAGGGCCACTTCCTCGTACGCCTTCCGAAGTCGGTCGAGCGCCTGCGTGTTTCGGCGGAGCGCTTCTTTCCGCTCCCGATCCGCGGCACTTTCGCCGAGCATACCGACGAGCACCTGACCAGCGCCGGCGATGACGGCTGGCAGTGCGGATGGGTCACCACCGGCGAGCCGGCCGATCGCGAGGCCCAGGTCCGCGATGGTCGCGAGCGATGCGGCCGCCTCGGAGTCCAGCGCGCCGAACGCTTCCGCGAGCCCCAGCACGGCGTGGATATTCTCCCCGATCGTGCGCGCGCTGTCCCGGAGCCGCCGGATCCGCTCGTCGTCGGAATCCTTCTCATCTGTCGTCAGGTCGGATTCCGCCTTGCCCAGCTTCTCCGTGGTGCCCGCGAGTCCGACCATCGCCTTCTCGGCGTCCTCGATGAGGCCAGTCCAGGTCGCGTACTGCTTGCTCGTGTCCGACATCGCGCCGCGCTCGGTCTCGAGCCCGTCGATCAGACGGCGGAGTCCGGCGAGCAGCGGTAGAACGTCCGTCGAGGCCGCGAGGTGCGCCTTGCCGTACGCCGCGATCTGTTCCCGGATCTCGGTCGCCCGGCCCTCCATCTCAATCGAGTCGCGGATCCGGGCGAAAGCCCGGGCGGTCGCGTCGTCCATCCGGCCGAATGCGGCAATCCACTCCCGCTCGAACTTCTCGACCTGGAGCAGGGCCTCATCGACGGCAGACGCCGTGAGCTTCGCCAGCTCGGTAGCGAGCCGTTCCTGCAGCCGCGCTCGCTGTTCGGCGAGCCGCTTTGCCTTCTCGGGATCCTCGGCCCCGCCGGTCTTCCGGTCCGACAGGCGGCCGAGCGCGGCGGCGGCCGCAGCGGCACCCTCCTTTTCGGAGTCCGCGATCTGCTGAAGCGCCGTGAGCGCGGCCTTGTTGCCCCGTGCGGCGAGGGCCTCGAGGTCCGTGACCAGCTTGACGATCTCGGCCCGGGTCTGCGCGAGTTGCTCCCCCTGCTGGCGGGCCGCCCGGATCCGCGCGAGCTCCGTCTCGAACGCATCGGAATCGATGCCGAGTACGGAGCCCAGGGCACGACCTTCGAGCTTGAGCCCCACCTTCGTGATGCCGAAAAGCACCCGGAGCACGGGCGAGCCGGCGATGAGCTGCACCAGGGCGCCCAGGCGGTCGGCGAGGTCTTGGATACGCGCCGCCGATTGTTCCGCGTTCGTGCCAATCCCATCGAGCAGACGCGCGATCGCAGGCGCCTGGACGATCGCTTCCGCGGCCTGATTCTTCAGGTTCGCCCACGCCGCGGCGATCTGGTCCAGCCGGTCGGCTGCGTCGAGGTCATCGGCTCCGAGCGCCCGGACCTTCTCGAGCCCCTCGGCGAGCGCGGCGTTGACGAAGATCTGTTTCTGCTCGAGGTCGGAGAGCTCCTTCCGGTTCCTTCCCGTCTGCTTCTCCCAGGCGGCCATCGCGCTGGAGAGGTCCGTGATCAGCCCGAACTGCTTGAGCCCCCGCTCCTGGCCCTTCGAGAGCGCCTCGACGAAGGTCTCCCATGCCGGGCCCGCCTCTTTGCCGACCGCCTCGCCGAGCCGGCGGGAGACGGTGGCCAGGTCCTGCATCTGCTGGGTGTTGAGCTGGAGACCGGCGTTCAGCGCGAAGTTCACGCGCTGGAAGAGCTCGAGGTCGGAGATCATGCCGCGGGTGCCGCGCCGCACGGCCTCGAGCGCGGCGGTCGGGTCGATGCCCCGGCCCGTGGTGAGCTGCTCGAAAATGCCCCGCTGCTCCTGGACCTGGCCGCCCAGCGCCAACGTGTCCCGGATGCCGCGCGCCATGCGCTGGAAGACGCGGAGCACCTGGCCGGCGACGTACGTGAACGCGGCGATCATCCCGCCGGCGAAGGTGCCTCGCACCCATCCCGGAATGCCCTGCACCTGCTGGATCCAGTTCCGGTTGAAGTCACGGGCCGAACGGCCGCCCTCGGTGGACACGTTCCGGAGCGAACGTTGCAGCCGGCTGAACTCGTCCGTCGTGTCCTTGCCGGCCTTCCGCATCTGCTTCAGCGCTTCCAGGATCCCGACATTGAACTCCTTCGCGAAGTCGCGGCTGATCCGCTTGGCGGCCTCCTTGTCGAAGACGCCCTTCGCGACGGCTTCCCGAAGCGCGCCCTGGCGCCGTTGGAACTCCGCCTTCATCTCCTTCAGGATGGCGTCGCCCGTCTCGGTCCCCGCGCGGCGGCCGATCTCCTTCATGTCCTTCATGTCGCGCTGGAACTGCTCCAGCGCGGCGCGAACCGGGATCCGGAAGCCCTTCCCCTGTGCCATCAGGAGCCCTCGCCCAGGGTAGCTTCAGTGCGCGCGACCAGCGCATCGATCTCGCGTCGCGCGGCCTCGATCGCGGCGTCCAGGTGCGGCCGCGGCCGGATCCGGTCCCGGCCCTCATCGAGCGCGAGCGCGAGCGCGTCGCCGTCCGACCACTCCGCCGGCGAGAAGGCGTACGCAACCACGGCATCCGAGTAGACGCGGGCCGAGGTCGACTGGACCGAGTTGTAGTACTTGCGGGTGGGCGAGGCCGGCGGCTCGCCCGGGTCGGAGGGTTCCTCCTGCAGCTGGATCTTCCCCTTCCACGCATCACGGAGGATGCGCGCGCCCTCGCTCACGATCGGGACCAGCTGCGACGCCAGAAGTCGCTCGATTCCCGCGATGTCGAGATCGAAGGTCGCCTCATCCTTCGGCATGCCGCACCGCCCTTTCGCGAAGCTCGCGCTCTATTTCGCGGCGGAGCTGCCACCGGCCGAATACGGGGAAGAGCCGACGCTGCGCATGGGCCGGCAGCCAGCGCCACGGGACGCCATCCGTCCAGCCGACGAAGGCGATCATGGAAAGCGCACGGTAGCGGTCGGGCTCGAGTCCCATGGCGCGCGCATGAACGTCGAACCGTTCCTCGCTGACCCTGACCGACCGCCCCCGTTCGACCGTGCGCATGGCGCTACCCGAACGCGCGATCGAGGCGCTCCGACTCCGAGCCAGCAGCAGCGCCCGCACGAAGCCAGGCCACGAACTGCGCGTAGTCGATATCCGAGAGCGCGGCGGGCGGGAGATTGAGCTTCGGCTCCCACGTCGCCAGCAGGTGCTCCGGGCCGAACTCCTCCTCCGGCTTTTTCGGACCGGCCGGCTGCGGTGGCGGCCCGAGTCGCCGGTAACGGCCCGGGCCCGCCTCGAGCGCCGCAATGAGCAGCCGCTTCTCGTCCTCGACCGTGACTTCGTCCCACCAGTCGGGCGCTTCCTCGGGCAGCGCGGCGCGTCCGTCCGGTGTGAGCAGGCACGCCAGGATCCCGCGGAACTGGTGCTCCCATTCCCGGGAAGCCCGCTCCATCATCTGCGTCAGGTAGTGCCGGCGGCGCTGGGTGATCCGCTGCAGCAGAAGCCCCTCGATCCGTTCGAGGTCGGAGGTGAGTAGCCGGCGCTGCATGGAATGGCGGGCGAGCATGATCATCGCGGCCCGGGACCGTGAGGTCACTTCCACGACGCGGGGGCCGACCCGCACCCGGACCGGCTCACGGTGGAGCAGCAGGTACTCGTTCAGGTCGTGGTCGGCGTCCCGACGCTGGTAGCCCTTCTCCCAGACATGCCACATGCCACGGAGATGCAGGTAGCGGAGCCAGCACTGGTTCGGGTGGTCGAGCGAAAGCGAGGAAAGCAGGACCTCATCCTCCGGCGGGAACTGGTGGCCCTCGAACTGCAGGCGGAGTATGCGCTCGCGGAGCCGGGCCATGTCGCGGATGCGCTCGTGCGTGAGCGGGAAAGCGATCGGTTCATGACCGAATCGCCCTCCCGCCTCACGGTACGCCTCGCCGAACGAAACCGGTTCCGTCATCTCGCCCCGGTCAGGACGAGGACATGTCCCGGATCGTCATGACGATGTCGTCGCCCGGGTTCAGGCACCGGAACGTCACCGACGGGATCATCCAGCCCGTCTTCGTCTGGGCGAGCGGCCCGAGATTGAACGGCTTGGCCGACGGCACCTCGATCCGGCGGACCAGCGAGAGCGCACCGGCACCGAGGCTGTAGACCTCGCGGACTTCCTCGCCGATGTTCTCCGCATTGATGGAGAGCACCTCGTCGGTCGCCGGCAGGGAGCCCGTGATGTCGGCGGCGGCGAGGCCCAGGAACCGGTGGATGTTCGTGAGCGAGCCATCGATCCCGTTCACGACCAGGTCGAGGTCCGCCCGCGTGATCCCCACGTCGAACGCCGACTTCGAGCCGGCGCCGTGGAGCTCCACGTTCTGGACCGCGATCTGAACCTGTACGGCTTCCTCACCGGCCTCGCCCCACGGGACGTCGACCGGGCCCGCCGCGATGTGCCCGAACTCCGAATGCCCGCGCGTGTACGCGTTGGTTGCGGCCATGGTTGCACCCTCCTGTCAGGTCGTGAATCGTTCGACGGTGCGCGCGCCCACGGCACCGTACTTCGCGCGGATCGCTTCGAGCTCCGCGGGATCGGGGAGCTTGGCGCCGCCCGGCTGCCAGCGCTCGCGGGTGAAAACGCCGACCTCGAACCAGTGCCGGTAGCCGGGCATCTTCACCTGGAGCGAGCCCAGGTCATCCACTCGCGGGGGCGGGTTCACTGGGTCGAACGTGATCTCGAACGCGACCTCCACGTAGAGCGGCCGGCCCGACAGCCGTTCGCTCTCCTGGGCCATCGTCGCGAACGCGCCATGGTCGTTGTCATCAAGCTCGACGATCCGGTTCCGCCGCCGGGGGATCACGGTCCCGGGCGTCCGCGTGGGGCCGCCATCGAACAAGCCGCGGAAAAAACGCTTCATGCTTCCGCCATTTCCCAGAGCCGGCGGCGCCGGAGAATCGACGAGGGCGGGTCGGTCGATTCCGTGGAGATGCACGACACGTCCAGGTCCCGCGCCGCGTCGTACCAACTCGACGCTGTCTCATCGGGGAAGAGCAGGGTGAGCATCGCGTCGTCGATGGCAAACAGCTTCGCCAGGCCCCGGGTCGCCGCGGAATCCGCGTCGATCGGCCACTCGAAGATGTCCGTCGCGATCAGGACCCGGGGCGGCTGAGTCGTCGTCCGGGGCAGCGTCGCCGTGATCGTGTAGACGACGAGCGGCAGCGCATCCTCGGTCGGCTTCTCCAGCAGGCGGACCGGCCACCGGTGCGTCAACTTCACGGTCGAGTCGGCATCCACGCCGACAGCCGCGGCAAACGTCGAATCGGCAATCAGCCGATCGACGAACGCGAGCACGAGGTCGCCTCCGGATGGGTTCGCGTTCATGGTCCGAAGCTCTCCCCGGATTCGACCAGCACGCCCTGCCAGTCGCCCAGGTCCTCGTCCCACGCATGGTCCTGCGTCACGAGGAAGCGCCGCGCCGTCAGGCGGGACCGCGTATCCGAGATCACGTAGACGCCGTCGCCCTGCTTGAGGTCGGGCTGTTCGCCGAACCCGCGCCAGCGGGAATCCGGCTTTCGCCCGTGCATCTCATCATCCACCATGCCCGCGATCGGCTGGAGGTCGAACCGCTCATCCGTGTAGAGCGGCGTTGACCCGTAATCCCCCAAGTACTCCGCATAGCCGGACTTCCCGCCCGCAGCGGGGCGGAAGATCGACACGCGGAGCGGAGCGGCACGGAGGGTCAACTATCCCTCCTTCGGGTGCTCCCGCGGCCGCCCGCGCCGCTTGGGCGCCGGTGTCTCCACGGGCGGCGGTAAGGCCGCGATGATCCGGATGGTGCCCGGATCAGCGAGTACCGGATCGGCGATGTCATCGATGGGAACGGGCGGCGGCAGGCGCGTCACCGGGATATCCGGCAGAGCGACCTCCTTGAATACGCCCCGCTGGACGTACTCCTTGGCCTCGACCCGGCGCATGATCACGGGCACGTCCGCATGGTCAGGACCGTAGGCGACGCCCTTGAAGATGATGCCCCGGGTGAAGTAGCCGATTACCTCGTCGGGGTCCTTGTTCGGTACGCTCGTGATGGTCACGGCTTCAGCTCCGTGTTGGTCCGTCTCTTTCGACCCCCGGACCGGGCCCGTCATGCTGACCGGGCCCGGCCCGCCCCCGCCCCCGCCACCACTGCCCGCCTGCTTACGTCAGCTGCAGGTTCGTCCCGACACAGAACGCCGCCGGGTAGCGCACCGCGATGTCCGCGATCAGGAAGATCACGACGATGATGAGCCCCTGCCGCGCCAGCGTGTACGGGTCCACGATCAGCTCCATCGCGCCCCACTCACCGACGAGCAGATGCTGCCACGCGCCGAAGAAGATCGCGTGTTCGGCGCCCGAGCCGAGCGTCTTGCTGGCCTGGTTGGAGGCCATCGACCGGTAGCCGTTCATGTCGCCTTCCAGCACGCTCCCCGTCCAGATGGGGTCGCCGTTCGTGCTGGCGAACTTCTGCGTGGTCTTCGCGGCACCCCGGATCTCGGGCGTGGTCACGTAGCCCATCCGCCAGAGGTCCGCGTTGCTCGCGACGATGTCCGTCTCCATCTCGACGATCTTCGGGTACGTCACGACGCCGTTGAAGGCCACCGTGTTCACGCCCGACTGCGAGTACAGCCCGGTCGGCTCGCTGCCGCCCGCGCCGTGCAACGCCGCCAGGTCCAGCCCGATGGCGGCGATCGAGGTCAGGTCATCGCGGACCAGCATCTCGACGTTGATCACCGACTGCGCGAGCAGTCGCCGCGAGTAGGACGTCGCGGACGTGCCGTCGTTCGGCCGGAGCTCCACGGACCCGGTCGTCAGGTCCGTCAACGACACGTTGGTGCCCGGGTTCTCCGCCCTCCAGCTGAACGTCCCCGCCGCGGTCTGGCGCGGGAAGTCGACGTTGCCCTGAAGGCCCGGCAGGAAAGTGGCGCCCATCTGGGTCGTCACCATCCGGTTGCGGAGCATCTCGATGAACGATCCGGGCTCCGTGAACACGAGCTCGGCGCCGGCCGTCGCGCCGGCCGAGGTGAGCGCGCCGCGGGGCCGCGGCATTTCGAACGGCCTGCCCATCTCCCGCGCGGTCGCCCGGGCCCGCTCCACGTACTCCGCCGGCAGCGCGGACAGCGCCGTCGGGATGATGATGGAATTGCCGCGGATCTTCCCGCCGCCCGGGCCATTGCTCCCGACCCTGGACTGGTAGCCGAGCTTCTTCTGCGTCTCGGCCATGACGTCCCGCTCGAACTTGGCGTTCGACCAGTCGTTGTCGGCCGCCGCGTTGATCGCACGCACGATGGAGAAGCGCTGCTGGTCCTCGTGGGCCCAGTCGAGCACTTCGGCCGGCGCCGGTGCGCCGATCGGCTTGCCCCACGCGTTCGTCTGCTCTCGCAGGATTTCGCGGGAGGCCTCCGCTTCGGACACCCCGTTCGCGATCCAGGCCTCCGCGCGTTCGGGCGAGACATTCCACTTGGGATCCTTCGCGAGCGCCATGATGCCGCGCACCCGGTCGCGCTCCGCGACCAGCACGCCCGAATCGGCCCCACCCGGGACCGCAGCCGTGTCAACGGCCATCCTTGCCTCCCTTGCGGCTTGGGCCGCGTCGGTGTTTGAGGGCACAGCAGTTGCCGGGCGGTCGCCCCCATGAACCGCATCGGCCGTGTCGTCCTCCGGCACGGGATCTCCCGCGGCCGTTTCCTCTTCGTCCTCGTCCTCGTCGTGGTCTTCGCCGTCCGGTGGCATGTCCGGCTCCATCGGCGGATCCGGCATTTCGTGATGCTCGGCGACGGGCATGAGCGCCACGGCGGGGACGGCGAGCGGCGCCATGCGACACGCAGCAGCTGCGCATGCCTCTTCGCCCGCCAGCTCGACGGAGACCGCGATCGCGTGTCCGGTATCCGACGCCGCGGCGGCGGCGGCCATCTCGCGCGCCAGCTCTTCGGCCGCCTTCGCGCGGGCCATTGAGAGCGTGGCGGGCTGGATGCCAAGCTCGGCGAGCACGGCCTCAAGCGTCGCGACCCGGTCGGCAAGGCCCTCTGCGACGGCCCGCTTCGCCGTGAGGATCGAGCCCTGCGCGTAGCCCGTCCGGACCGCTTCCGCCGTGGTGCCGCGGTGACGGGCGACCGCGGCGACGAAGTCCTCGTAGTAGTCGTCGACGATGGCCTGCATCCGGTCGCGGGCGCCGTCGGAGAGTGGCTCGACGGGATTGCCTTCGGCCTTGTACTTGCCCGCTCGGAGGATCGTGGTCTTGATGCCGAGCGCCGCTTCCATCTCGGAGTACTCGGTGTGGACCCAGAGCACACCGATCGAGCCCGCCATGCCGGAGGGCGTGATCGCGATCTCTTCCGCCGCCGAGCCGATCCAGTAGGCGGCTGAGTGCATCGCAGAATTGACGACGGCGATGGTTCGTTTCTTCCCCCGCGCGGCGTAGATCTTGGCCGCGATCTCCGGGACTCCCGAGACGTCGCCGCCCGGGCTGTCGATGTCGAAGACGATGGCACTGATATCTGGCGACGCGAGCGCCTGGTCGATCTGCGCGGCGAGCTTTTCCGTGGACGTGCCGCCCGAGTACTCCGACAGCAGGTTTGCGCGCTGCGTGATCACGCCGACGATCGGGATTACGACGACACCGCCACCGGCTTTGATCTGGCCGGCGCGGGCAGCGGTCACCGCCTTCACTTCCTCGCGTGAGAGCTGGCCGCCCTTGGCGCGGAACTCCAGGAACGCGCAGATCGCCTCGAGCTTCGATTCTTCCATCGCCCAGGCGGCCGACCCGAACGCGTTCAGGATGCGGCGACTCTCCGTCATGGCGTCCCCCCGTTTCCGTTCAGCGCGGCGAGCTCCCGTCGGGCGAGGATCCGCGCGAACAGCCGCGATTCGCGCCGGAGCAGCGGCGCCTCGTCATCCTCTTCGTCCTGCCACCGCCAGCGCGCATCAGGCTCAGGCTCTTCCGGTTCGCGCTCCGGGGTCGTCTCCGTCGCCGACTTCGATATTTCGGTCGAAATGTCGACGCCCAGCTCCCGGGCGAGCCCGATCTCCATGGCCCGGTCCGAGAGCACTTCCTCGAAGTCGAGCCCCCGCTCGGCGCAGATCCGGGTCAGGCTGTTCACACCGAGCCGCACCTCGAGCGCCGCCGCCTGCACATCCTTCAGCGGGTCGATCCACGGCCACCCGCGCGGCTGCCAGCGGTGACGGCTCCAGCGGGCGCGGTTCCGGTCGGGGAGCTTGAGCGCGCCCGTGAGCTCGGCGTAGCGGAACCAGTTGCGATAGACGGGCTGACAGAAGTGCCGGATGTCGATCCACTGCCAGCGGCGCCACATGTCACGCTCGCCGAGCAACCCGCCCCGCATCGAGCCGTAATTCACGTCAGAGAGATCGTGCGTGACCGACGTGTAGGTGACACCGAGGCCCGCGCAGATGCCGCGAATCATCGCCTTGTGAAACTCGTTGTAGGCGTCCGTCGGGTGCTTCGGGTCGCGTTCGATGTAGGTCCAGCCGGGCGGGAGTTTCGGATAGGCACCGGGCTCGGCGCTGAAGTTGAAGTCCTGATCCGTCTTCGGCGCGTTCGTATCGCGGACCGCTTCCGGTACGGTCTGGAAGAAGCCGCCGGCGGTCGCCGTGAGCCGCATCCCGACGACCTCGCCCTCCTCGTAGCCGGCCAGCATCTTGAGCTTGTACAACGCCGGGTGGAACCAGGTCACGCCGCGCGTCGCATTGACGCGGGGACCGGCCCGGAAATTGTGGAGAATCTGATCGGCCGGGATCCGGACCTGGCGCTGACCACGGACTCCGTATTCGGACGGGTGGTGATCCCAGACCCAGTAGGCGACCGGCCGCCGGAACGCGTCGATCTCGACGCCCATCCGGATCTCGTTCTTGCCGTTGCCCGGCTCACGGTTGTACTCGACATCGAGTTGGTCCGGGTCGAAAATCTGGAGCGCGAAGCCGAACCGGTTCTCCATCGTCGGCAGCATCCGCACCAGGTATTCGCCGTCGATCGCACGGTTGCCAGCAAGCAGGGCGAGGACCTCGGCGAAAGGCAGGCGGCCATCGACCGTGCAGTTCTGCTTCTCGCACCACTCGGCCCAGGCTTCCTCGATGCGCTCGTTGATGCCCATGTCGAGGAGTCCGCCGGGACGCTTCACGTACGCCTGCAGCCGGATCCCCTCGTGCCCGATCTCCTGGTCCTCAATGAGCTGCACGTAGGAAGCCGCGAGCTCGTTGTTGCGGTGGAGTTCCCGGGCCCGAGCCCGGAGCGTCCGGATCCCGCCCCGAATCTCCTGGTCGGCGGACTCGATGGCCGCGAACGCCCAGTCGGCAGTGAGCCGGTTCGCGATGGCGCCCATGTACGCGGACGAGCCACCACCATCGGAGACGAAGCCGGAGTCGAGCGCCGCAACGCGGAAGGGGTTACGCATCGGGCTTCGGCTTCCGGCCGGAGAGCGAGTCCAGGCCCTCGACGAACACGACGCCGAGCGGGCGGAGTCCGACGAGCAGCAGCAGGAGCAGCCCTGCGGAGAACAGCCAGGCGAGCGGGGAAGTGAGTGCGGCAATGCCAGCCGTGAGACAGGCCCATCCGCCCGCCGCGAGCGCCGCGGAATACCACTCGGCGACGAAGGCGCGGAGCCGCGCCACCCGCTGCTTCGGCAGCGTGTAGGGCCGGTTCCTGGCCCAGCCGGCGACGATCCTACGAAACACGGCCAAAGGTCGCCTTCACGGAGACGACTGCGGACTGCCCGCGCTCCTGGCGGACTTGCTCCATCCAGTAGCCGAGATGGCGGAGGATGCTGTCCCGGTCCTGGCTCGCGACGCGCTCTTCCTCCCGGTCCCCCTGGCGCCACCGCCGCACAGTGCCCGCGGACGCGCCGCCGGCCGTTGTCAGGGCCAGCAGCTCCGCCTTGAGCGCCGTGACCATCTGCTCGGCAAAGGAGCCGGTGGCAACGACGGGATCCGGCTCGACGACGACGAAGCGGTCGTAGACCGTGAAGATGTCGCCGGAGACGAGCTCGACCCGGCCGATCAGGCGGTAGAGGCCCGGCGGGTATGCGCTCGTTGTGCTGCCGAGCTCCCGGACTTCGTGATGGTCCGTCGCATCGGCAGCCTCGATCTCGATGGCGGCGTCCTCGCCCCGGCGCAGGTAGTAGGTGAGGACCCAGCCGTCATCGGGGCGGTGGTCGGAGAGGTACTTGTCCCACTGCCAGGAATCCCCGGCCAGCAGGTTCTCCGGCTCCGTCGTCGGTATGACGTCGTGCGGCAACCGACCTCCCCCAAATAGAAAAAGCCCCCGACCCCGAAGCGCGTGTCTTCGGTGGTCGGGGGCATTGCCTGTGTTTCTACCCGCCCGATGTGCCAGGGCAGGTTAGCGGCCCGCTCCGCTATGTCGGTTTCATGCTACGACTTTCGGCGCCACAGGTCAAGGGTCCGGGCCATGAACGCGCCGTCGCCGCCCCCGTCCCGCGCCTCCGCGCGGCGCGCGCGACGGAAGGCACTCGCGAGGATCGCGACCCGGGTATGGCACCGCACGCCACGGCGGACTTCTGACCCGCATTCCAGGACCAAGATCACCCTTCGCGGATGCTCCTCCGCGAACCGCTCCGCTTCCACACGCGAGAAGTCCGCGCGCACCATTCGGTGACACTGCTCGCAGCGGACCTCTACGCGGAAGAGATCAGCGGCCATGGTGCCAGCCTAGAATCGGGTCGCCCACGATCCCCCCCGCGCTACCGGCGCTTCCACCTTCGCAGGCGCCGGCTTCTCCGGCGGCTTCGACCATTCCGTCGCCCGTTCGGCCAGCGAACCGATGACGGTCGGGCCCAGCGCGTGGAGCGCCTCGAGGCCCAAGCAGTAGAGATCGATCGCCTCATTCCGTCGCTCGAGCTGCTCATAACAGCGGACGACCCGGCCGCGCTCGAGGACCGTTTTCCGCCGCTCGGCGCCGAACTGCTTCAGGAAGTTCGCATCCGCGCCCATCGGGAATGGGGCGGGGAAGTGGATGTAGCCGGGCCCGGGCTTCGCGATGCCCAGCCGCGCGAACAGCACATCCTTGAACGCATCGACGGAAACCGTCCAGGGGCGGACCCTATATTTGTTCGGCCGCTCCGCCCGCTGGAGCACCTGGCGGGCCCGGCGGTCGTACCCTACCATGGCGTAGACGCCGGCCTCCTCTTTGCCCAGCACGTAGGGGTAGACGACCTCGTGCGGCAGGTGGCGGGCGTCGATGGCGGCCGGCCAGATGTAGAAGTCGCGGCCGCTCGCGTGCCGCCAGGTTCGGACCCGGATCGCCTCGACGCGGCCGAAGGTTTCCGCATCCTCCGGATCCCCCTGGATCCGCTCGTGGTAGATGAGCCAGCATTGCTCGTCGGCACCCCAGCCCCACACCGCCGCCTCGACCCAAGTCTCCTGCACGTCGACCGCCAGCGACAACAGCCCGACGCCGTGCGGCACGTCGACCTCCGCGTCGCCGGGCTTCGCGGGCTCCCGCCAGTTTTCCCGGCGGTTCTCAAGGCCCAGCGTTGAGATCTCCCGGTTCTTCTCCTCGTAGGTCTCCGCCAGAATCGTGTTCGTGAACGCGCGGAGCGTGACCGGGTCACGATGGGCGGTCCGGTATTCCTCGACGAGCTTCGGCCACTCGGCGCCCGGCAGCAGGATCGTCAGGGCGTTGAACCAGAAGCCGAGCTTGGAAGCCTTGCCGTCCCGGACCGGCTCACCGTCTTCGGTCAGGTATTTCCCTTCCGGGACAATGGCGTGCTTGTCGCGGTCGTAGAAAACGCAGCCGTTCACTGCGCAGAGATAGAAGGCGGTAGAGGGATCGCCCCGGAGCCACTTGATCCCGTAATTGGTCTCCTTCGAGCCCCAGCGGAGCACCTGGTACTCGCCGCAGTGCGGGCAGGGAACGTGGTAGCGGCCGCGGCGCTCCATGGCGTTGTAGAGCCGCTCGATGCGGGACGCGCCCTTCACGGTCGGCGTGGAGACCCAAACATACTGGCGGTTAGGCGAGCGATCGGCGCGCCGTCGGGCGAGCGTGATCTGGTCGCCTTCCGGTCCTGCGGATGGAGCCCAGCCATCGACGTCATCGCCGCCGACGATCCGGACGGGCACCATGCGGAACCCGCGGCCCGAGTTCGAGCCGACGAGCCCGAGCCGGCCGCCGGGAAACTCCTTCTCCTGTTTCGTGTTCGTCCCGTCGCGGGAGCGGGGGTCGGAGACTTTCCCGAGGAGCGGCTCCCGCTCGAGCATCGGCTGGAGCTTTGTGGTCGACCATTTCTGCGCTTCCTCGATCGACGGCAGGATGATCATCATGGCGCAGGGGTCCTGATCGATGTGATAGCCAACCATCGTCAGGAATACGGCATCTGTCGCGCCCGCCTGCGTACATTTCATGATGGAGACTTCTTCGGTCAGCGGGTCGTCCAGCGAGTCGAGGATCTCGATGAGGTAGGGTGTCCGGGAGAAGTCGAGCGGCAAGGAGCCCGATTCCCCGACCCGGCGGTAGCGCTCCCCCCAGTCGCGACGCGAAAGCACCGGCTCCGGACGGAACCGGCCCAGCACTCCCTGCTCGGCTTCAGCGGCGTGCTGTTCTGCGGCCTCGAGACTCAGGACTGCCATTCGCTCCGTTCACGTGGCCCGCCTCGAGTTCGGCGAGCAACTTGTTGACCAGCCGGCGGAAGCGGAGCTGCGCATCGCGCGCCGCGACTTCGGGGAAGGCGGACGGCCAGCGGCCGACGATGCTCTTCACCACACCGGCCCAGCTGTCGACCAGCCGGCTCAACCGTTCCGCGTGCAGGCTCACGGGCATCAATGAGCCCTCGAGGATTGAGGTTTGCAGCTCCGCCTGCTGCGCCTGCGCGTTGGCCCGCCGGGTCCGGGCCTGATCGTAGTCTTTCAACGACGGCCCTGCCGGCCTTTCGACGACCTGCTGCTCGAGGCGGGCGATATACCACTGCACGCACGCCTCCAGCGGATAGCGGCCATGCGCCGACCGGGGCATCCCCTCGTTCGCGTACTGGGCGATCCGGCGAGGCGTCAGCTTGAAGAGCCGCGCCAGCTCCTGGACGCTCGCATTGCCCAGATCGGGCCGGGTCGCGCCCTTCACGCAGACTTCAACCCCCGTTCCACGGCCGCCGCGGCCTCGAGGAGCTTCTGCGCCCAGAGCCGGGCCCCGTTCGGCGTTATCTGGACGTCGTTGACCGCACGATCGAAGCGGAGCCTCACCTTCACGCCGATCGGGGCGATATCGACGCCAAGCGGCTTCGCGGGTTCGGGCAACCGCTCCGGTTCGCGCGTCCTGCGGGATGCCTGCCGCTCCTCGAATCGGCGGAGCAATTCATCAGGGTCCGGACGCTCCACGCTCATTCCGACCCACCGCTTTCGCCGGGCTCCGGCACGGGCGCGGCTTTCGTCCGCCGCCTGCGGCGCGGCGCGGCATCGATGACCGGAGCCGCCGCGAACGGATCGGGGATGAACAGATCGGCATCCGTCGGCACGGACGCGATCGGGATGACGGATTCCAGGTCGGGCGGCGGCGCCGGCCGCGGCTGGAAGCGCTTCGGCCGCTCGAGCCACTGGCGGCCGTTCCTGTCCCGGTGCGGCGTCTCCGGGTAGTGACCATCATCCCGGACGCACCGGATCCGGCCACCGACGCGTTGCGCCTTGCATGTGCTCATGGTCTTTCCCTCCCGCTCCGAAAACCCACGCTTCGGTCGGCGCCCCGTGCACCGACCGGGTCCAGCCGGAAAGCGACCGCACACGGTCGCCCATCCGGGGTAGCGCTTTCTTCCACTCGCCCTGAAACGTCGTGGCCGACTTCCACTCGTCCTGGCGGTCGAAGTGTCCCCGCTTGTCCATCGGCATCCCGCAGAGCACGACGCGGTCCGCGTTCAGATGCGCGATCGCCACCGTAACGGCGAGCAGGCCGGACGAGCCGCCCCACGGCTTGACGACGCGGTCGACGATCCCGGCGAGATAGACGTTCGACCAGCGCACCGACGGACGCCAACCCGGAAACTTCGCCGCCCGCTGCGCTAGCCACCCGGGCTCGCCCTGCGGCAGGCCGACCCAGTTCTCCGGGTGCCGCGTCACCCAGTGCGGCACCTCCTCGGGGTAGTGCACGCCGGCCAGGTTCGTGGCGATGAGAGTGGCCCCCCGCAGGATCAGCCCGGCCGGCGCGTGACACGCGACGAGGAACGCATGCAGGTCGTCCCAGAGGCATTCGGCTCCGCCGAGGATCAGGGCGATCACGTCAGTCCCAACCATTCCTCCGTCGGCCGCCCGAAGGTTTCCTCCGTCCAGCCGTTCATCGAACGGACCCGGGGCGACAAGAGCGCCCGCCGGATCAGCCAGTCTGCCCGGAAGTTAGCGGAAGCGTGCCATGCATCCTTGCTGCCGAGATGCGGCCGCGCATCGAGCGGCAGGCCACAGAGCACGATCCGCGTGGCGCCGAGCGTGAATGCAACAGAGACGGCAAGCAGGCCGGACGAACCCTTCCAGTGCTCCGCCAGCCGGTCCGCGTTCGCCGCGAACGGCTGCCCTTCCCGTGTCCACGTCACGTAACCGGGACGGATCTGGATTGCCGAGCGCCGACCGATCCAAACGGGGAAGTTCTCCGCATGGAGCATCACCCAGTGGTCGATAGGGCCCCTGTAAACGAGCCCGGCGGCACCCACCGCAATCACGGTCTGGGGCCACGGCCGGCCGGCAAGGAGCTCCGCGAAGTCCCGGAGGTCGGCCCGCAGGCAGTCGGCGGAGGCCAGGATCAGGGCGTTCATTCCTTCGGTACTTCCTCGATGAGTTCGTGCAAGTCGAGGCGCTCCTCGATCAATTCCCAGATCCGCGAAAGCAATGCCCTGCGAAACTGTTCCTCGACCTCTTCCAGTTCATTGGTCGGCGCCTCGTCATGTGGATTCTCCCTTCGCAATGCGCGGATGCTTGCGGACGGCCAACCGCGGAACATGCTTCCGCCCCGGCTGGAGACGCCTGTTCGCGCCGTCCCGTCGCCGGTTTGCGTGCGTCGTCAGGATCTCGGCCGACGCGTTCGCGATGATGACGGCATCCTCCTCGGGGCGCCGGTGCTTGCCGCAGCCGCCACAACCTTTCCTCATGTGCCGGGCTCCGGCTGCACGTTCGCCCACATCGAGTGCTCGTGAAACGTCCGCTTCCGGTACCCTTTCCGGCTCCAGACGCCGACGTAGGGATCCAGAATCGCGCCGACGTCCAGCAGAATCACCCGATCGCTGTGGGTCTTCCAGAGCCGGTGGATCATCAGGTTCGAGCCCATGCCCGCGGCGAAAAGAACGACAAGGATGCCGCCGATTTCAGATCCCAGCCACCAGAGCCGGCGCACAACCTGGTCCGCTGTCCGCCACGCCGTGGAATCCGGGACCGGGATGAAGGCCGCGACCTCCACCACGGCAGCCGGCAAGGCCCGCAGATGCTCCGGCCCGACGAGGATGACATGCCGGTGCCGGAGCGCCTGAAAGACCGGCGCGAGCTTACCATCGACGTTCGCCCCCGACAGCGTCTCCTTCCAGACCCACCGGGGCGCGACCTTCTTCCGTTCGATCCAGGCGTCCACCTCGGCTTCAAGCTTCCGGCCCGGGTTCGTGCCGCACCACATGCCGCCGTGATCGACCAGCGTTTCGGTCAGGGCGGCGGCGAGTTCCGGGTTGTAGACCTCACCGTTCACGTTCTTTCCGGCCCGCCCGAGAATGCAGGACCACTCGCCATCCCCGTAATTCGCCTGGGCGAAGGGCACACCCCGCCGGATCAGGTCCGCGTACATCTCGACAGGCGCTTCCGCGAATTGCACCATGGGGATCCCTACCTTTTCCGGCGCCGCGGCGACACGACGCCGTACAGTTGCAGAATGCGGGACCGCCGGGCGGTCGTATTCCGCCGGGCCGCGCGGTTGTCCCGGGAGGCGATAGTGTGCTCGATGATGCGAGGTTCATCCGCCGGGTAGCCCCAGGGCTTGTCGAAGACATAGCAGTAGCGGCCGGGCAACCGTGCGATCTTGAGCTGGTCCTCCATGCAGGTCAGCAGGTACCAGAGATTCTTCTGGCCGCCGCCGGCAACGAGGCCCCGGGACCGGAAGACGTCGTTGATCGCCACCCAGTTGTCGAGCAGGGTCCGCGCGCCGGGCGTGTCCCCGAAGAAGAGCGTTCCGGAGAGCAGACGGTGCGGCCGGTTGCAGGGCTTGCCGGCAAGGCACGCGCAGACGTCCGCCCGGTTGTGGCCCTTGGCAGGCCCGGCGAACCAGTGCGCGCCGAAGTCAGCGCCCCGCTTCGCCAGCTCGTCGAAGTAGGCGTCGTAGTTCTGGTGGACGAACGCGTCGACGTCGCAGTAGAGGAAGGCACCTGAGACCTCGTTCCGGAAGTCCCGGATCAGCGTCGCCTTGTGCGCCGTGTTGGCGTACCAGTCGCCCTTCGACGGAAACGGCCGGATCACGTGCCGGGCACCAACCCGGTCCAGCGAGGCGCGGAAGAGCTGCGCTTCCGCCTCGTAGGGCGTGCCGGACGAGTAGAAGGCGAACGTTATCACCGTGGCACTCTTTCGATATCATGCCATTCGCCGTTGCGTCGCTCTTGCGACGTAAACCTCGCGGGGTCGAGGTCCGCGGGAAGTTCCAGTCCATAAACGTCTCTGTCGTACTCACCCGCCACGTCATTCCATCCCGCCCAACGAAAACGGGCGCTCCGATCCCGAAACAGTCCCGCTGCAACTTCCAGCATCTCCCAGGTCGCGTAGCAATAATCCGGCTCTTTACCCGCAGCGAATCCACCCCCGAGGACCGCGGCGGCCGCCTCGCACCTGTCGGCGTAGAGGAGATCGGCCTCCGGCGAAGCGGGCTCGCCAAGAATGCGCGTTACTTCGTCAAAGTACGCGATCATTCGTCGGGCTGCGGTCGCGGCTTCATGCCGCATGACATTGCGACGTTCAGCGAAGGATTCGCTCACTTCACCGCCTCATCTTTCTCTTTCGTCGGCCCGCAGACCGGACAGCGTCCCTCGCGTAGGTCCGTCGCGGCCCGACGAAGGAATCCCGCCACACCAAGGGCGCCCTGGTGACCGTTCCACGCACCCTCCTTCCCACGCTCCCCGAGATGACCGCCCAACGCAATGAAACCATCCGCCATCAGCGTGAAGTCATTGGCCAGCTTTTCAATCCACTCAGCCGCATCCTTCGGCGGATCAAACACCCAGTCCCGCGTACGGTTCGTCATTTCACCGCCTCCAGCGTTTCACGTAGAACACGGTCCGGCTCTTCCCACCCATGATGCACCAGCGTGATCGGCGATCCGAGATGGTTCTCCTCCCGGTACCGCTCCATCTTGACCGGCCAGTAGCAGGGCTCCATCGGCCGGCCGTTCTCGTCATCGACGCTACCCGGCGCTACGAGCCCGGCGCCGTAGGTGACCATGACGAGTGGCCGGCCGCAGAGGACCGCGAGGTGCGCAAGCCCGGCATCGGTCGCGACCACGACCCGGGCGGAGTGCATGGCCGCGATCGTCGCGTCCAGGTTCCGCTCGTGGTCCCAGGCTTTCTCGCACGGCACATCGTAGCTCGAGTCCGCCGCACCGCCGGCGAACACCCGGAGCCCCTCGGCTGTCAGCCGTGCCGTGAGGGCCGGCCACTCGTCCCAGTTCTTGCCGGCACCGTAGTTCCGTTTCCGGGGGCAGACGACGACGTCGCAGTCGACTTCGACTGTCTCGTGCGGAACGGGGGCGAACCGCTTGCGTGGCCACTTCTGGTCGGGCTTCAGGTACTTGGCGCTCGCGCCGAAGCGCGCCCGGGCTACCAACTCCACGGCGCCGACGAACTCGGAGTCCCGGTGGTAGTGATTCCGGCGGCGGCCATCCTCGTTCCGGGCGACGGGGATCCACCGTTCGGCGCCCGGATAGAGCGCCTCCTCGCCTTCCTCGCAGTAGATCACCTTCGGGCTGGCAACCGCGAACGTGGCTGGCGCGTGCCACCAGAGCTTCATCCCGAGCTCGCCGCGGAATGGAAGGATGACGTTCATGGCTCAGCCCTTCGGCGAGGGCTCGATGAACCAGGAGTCCGGGCCTTCAAGCTCGAAGTCATCCACCCACCGCATGGTAACCTCGATATAGTCAGAGGGAGCAAGGTTCCGCAGGTATTCGGAAACCTCGACTCTCCGGAGCGAACCCCCCTCCACGAACCGGATCGAATCCCCTCCGGAGAACTTGAGTTCGATCGTCACCCGCGCCTCGTCCTGGAACTCTGTGATACTAAAGATGAACCCGCCCACAACCACCCGGTCGTCATCCTTCTTTCCCGCCTTCGCTTCGTCGGAATCGCTCATCCCTCACTCCCATTCCAGATCAGTACGGCGCCCCGGAGCGGCTCCCGGAGGTCGAACGCGAGCCGGCCGCGGGCCGCGGAAGTCGCAGCGGACCGGACGAGATCGAGATAGTCGGTGTCATCGATCAGGACCCACCGGGCGCCGCTCCGGAGCGCGAGCTCGATGTCGTGCTGCGCGCCCTCAAAACTGTGGTCGCCATCCACGTGGACGAGGTCCGCAACGGGCGGCGGCAGATCGACCAACTCCCGCGAGTTCGCGTTCAAGAACCGCGCGCCGGCGAAACCCTCGAGCAGCCCGGCGGCGTGCGCCGCGAACGCGGCGCCGTCACCGTACGCCGGGTCCCGGTTGTCGATGCCGAGGTAGGACGCCCGGGGCACGGCCGAGAGCATCGCCCACGCCGAGTAGCCGCACCGGACGCCGATCTCGATGATGCGCCGGGGTTGCAGCGCGGCCGCGATCCGGTGCTTCGACTCGAAGTGGGCGCGAACGTCAGGATGGTCCCAACCGACCGTCCCGCGATGCTGGCCCAGGTGGAAGGTCTTGTCCGCCGGGTAGCGGCACTCGACGAGCAGATCGAACCAGCGCTTCATGCGAGGTTCAGCGGCAGGACGTCGCGCTGCCATGCGGCGTCCCGGTACGGGTTCCGAGACCAGACGCCGACGTAGGGGTCGAGCAACGCACCCACGTCGTGAAGCGTCACCTGACCCCGAAGCTCCGGCCAGAGGCGGTGGATCATGAGGTTGCTCCCCATGCCGGCCGCGAAGAGCACGAGGTCACCGGGTGCGACAGCGCGGAGCACCGATCGGCTGGTTGAGACGGCATTCTCCCATGCCGTGTTCGGGGCGACGCCGATGAACGTCAACGCGCCGATCACCTCTGGTTTCAGCGCCGCCAGGTGCGCCGGCCCGACAAGCACGACCCGGCGCGTCCGCACGGCCTCGAGCCAGGAACCGAGCCGCCCCTCGATGTTCGCCCGGACGAGGACCTCCTTGTCGGCCCACTCCACATCGACCTTCCGGGTGGTGATCCAGTGATCCGCCTCGACGCGGAGCCGCTTCCCGGGATTCGTACCGCACCACTGGCCCACGGGCCGGTAGAGCGTCTCCCGGAGCTGACTCGCGAGATACGGGTGGTAGACCTCGCCGTTGCAGTTCTTGCCGCTCTGTCCGAGCATACACGCCCACTCGCCGTCACCGTAATTGGCCTGCGCGTAGTGGACGCGGTCCCGGATCAGGGTGGCGTAATCGGCGACGATGGCGGGAAGCGTCATGGCTTGGCCGGGTAGTGCCGGTCCCCGTGATTGCACATCGTGCGCCCGCACAACCTACACGGTTCGAGTTTCCGGACGCGAGCGTCCATGCACGATAGCCTCCGACGCAAGTCCCGCACGGAAAGGCTCACGAGTACGATGGCCACGGATAACAGCAACCCACCAAAAGAAAGAAGAGGATTCATGTCGGCCTCCGGATGAACCAGGTGGCGTCCTCGTCCACCTCGAGCGACAGCTTCTGCGCCGCCGCGAACTCGTTCACGGCCTGCCAGACGCCGTAGATGCGCGGCTCCTTCCGCTCGTAGTCGTGGCCCGCGAGCCAGCCGCCGGGCTTCACCTTCGGCCAGTACGCAGCGATGTCGCGGGCCACGAACGGCAGCGAGTGGTTGGCGTCGATGAACGCGAGGTCGAGCAAGCCGGCGCCGATCTGCGCGGCGGCCTCCAGCGACGTCAGGTGCAGCACGATGCGGCGGGCCCCGGCGAAGTCCGTCCGCGCCAGCGCCATCCGGCGCACGCGGTCCCACTTCCCGGGGTTGTGCACCGTGTCCGGCTGGCTACTGTCGTGGTACGCCTTCCACTGGTCGATCATGTAGAGCGTGAGCAGCGGGCAGCGCGCGAGCAGCCAGCCCGAGTTCTGGCCGTCGAACACGCCGATCTCCGCCATCCGCTGCGGCACGGCCGGGTTGAGCCGGCGGTAGACCGCGTTCCCCCAGAATCCCGCCATCAGGCGTAAACTCTCCCTTCCCAAGTAAGACGCATCCAGTGATCCGGCGCGAGGTCGGTGAGCCGCGGCCGGCCGTGCATGCAGATGACCCGGGCGCCCGCCGGCGGGCCCTGCCGGCAGTGCCGCTTCGAGCTGACAACCTGGCCCGGGTAGAGCGACTGGATCCGGTCGGCCGGCGTGCGCATCGCCTGCGTCGTGAAATGGTCGCTCCGCCGCGGGTACGCCGCCATCACCTTCCCCGGGTCGACTATGAAGTGGCGGAAGACGTCCTCCATCGCGTCGGCCCACCACATCATCATCCCGGTCCCGATCATGGCCGGCTGGTTGAAGTCCGAAAGCACGGCGCGGAGCCCGTTGTACGCGGCCAGCTCCGAGAGGTCGCCGACGATGAGCGAGTCCAGGTCGAGGTAGAGGACGCGGCCCGGAAAGAGCCCGGGTTGGTAGAGCGCCTGCTTTGCCCACCAGCCGCGCCAGCCGGCCGGCAGCGCGTAGCGGACGATGTCGCCGCCGACCGGCACGTCCGACAGGCAGACGAAGCGGTGCTCGATCGGCAGGTACCGGGCCACGGCCTCGCGGAGCCGGTGGACCCACCGCGGGTCGTACGCGCCGCCGGACCGGAGCACGCAGGCCACGTCGATCACCGCTCGACCAACTGGACTCGCGGCGGTTCCGTCGGCGGCATCTTCGCGACCGCCTGCACGTCGGCGATGACCGCCGGCTCCCGGACCCGGCTGCCACGGAGCATCCGGAAGACCCGACCTCCGGCGTCGATCCAGTAGAAGCCGCCGGCCTTCGTCTTTACGACGCCGGGCGAATAGTCGGCGGCCGGTGCCGCCTCCTGCTTCCGCTTCGCCTCACCCATCATCTTCCTTTTTCGTTAGGTGACGCCCGCCTCGCCATACCGCGCCGCGCCGCGCCAAGCCCCGCCGCGCCCGGCCAAACCTCATCGCGCCTCGCCATGTCACTCCCGGCATGCCTTGCCCGGCCAAGCCAATCCAATCCCCACCCAAACGCACCGTGTCGCACCTTATCATTCCCGCCACGCCGCATCTGGCCTCGCCAAGCCTAACCCAACCGCTCCCCACCGCTCCGGGCCCGACCTTGTCACTCCTGCCACGCCGCACCCGCTCCGCACCATGCCCGACCGCACCAGGCCGCACCTCGCCATCCCCGGCCCGACCGTGCCACGCCACTACAAATTCACGCCGATACTTCGGCACGCATGCGGAACGCAGCGAACCGGCCGATGATCTCGTCCACTTCATCCTCCATGTCGAGCGCAACCGACAACGCCCGAACCCGCCCCATGTACGCAGCAGCCCGGCCAGCCTCGGAGATGAGCGCATCGCGCGCCCTCTCCCGGTCGGTCTTGAGCGTCGCGGTTGAACGGTAGCCCTGCTCTTTGCTTTCGGCGTCCGGGTCACGGGTGTAAACCGGGACCGCGATCACCATGGTCCGCCGCTCGATGTAGACCTTCACCGATGCGATCATGGAGCGCGCCTGATCGAGACGATAGCGACGTCCCGCCACTGAATCGTCCCACTCGAACTCCCCATGCAGCGGGCTGTTCTTCTTCTTCGCATCGGCGAGCACGACCTCGGCAGTCAAGCGGCCGCCGGCCGCCAACGCCTGAAGCCGTTCGTAGATCTTCGTCTTTCGCGCTTCTCCGTTCACGCTTCCTTCCTTTCAGGTTTCCGGAACCCGAACCCGGGGCCCCGCAACCGTGTGGGGCCCCGGGTCGGATTCGTGGGATCAGGCAACGATCTTGAAGCCACGCCGCTTGGCGTCGGCGATCCACCACTCGTACAGCTCTTCCGTCTCGACATCGTAGAACGTCGGATTCTCGAAGGCGTCATCCTGCGCCTTGCGGCCACCCGTCTTGAGGATCCGCTGGTACCGCTCGTCGTCTTCAGCCACCACCTCGAACTGGCCGAAGGAGAGTGCGCCCTTCTCGGGCCGACCGTCGCCGACGCCGATGAACACGCCCGCCGAAGCCATAAGGTTGATGACCGGCTGTTCACGAAGGTTCGGAATGACGTAGCGGACCGTCACGCGGGACGCCCATTCGGAGATGATGGCGCGGGTCCGGATGTCCGGCGTCCGCTTCATGTCGGCGCTCCTGGTCACGCTCATCCACATCTGCGGGATCCCGTAGATCGGGACGTACATCCCCTCAGCCCAGCACAGCCGACCGATCTGTGCCTTGTTGGTGCCCGGGATCTCCAGCGCAGCGTTCGCCATCGCCCGCTTGAAGCCGGCCGCGAGGAACTGGATGCGCGTCTCCGCGGCATCGCCCACCGAGCGGTACGCGCTCCGCTGGTACTCCTCGAGCGGGTTGTGCTTGAGGGTCGCGCCCTTCTCCGTGGTGCCCTTCTTGGGGCCCGGGCTGAGCAGGCCCTGTCGGACCTTGGCGCTCATCGCGTTGCAGACGAACGGGCTGCGGCCGACGATGCAGAAGGCGATCGTGCCCTCCTGCACCCTGAGGATGTCTACGGACTCCGCTGTGCCCTTCTTGCTTGCTGCCATGGGATACCTTCCTTACCTTGAAGTTGCCGAACCAGCGCGGGCACCATGCTCCGCGCTTCCCAACAGGGTCGGGGGTCGTCCAGGGCCCCCACCCTTTTTCACTTTCGACCAGGCAGACCGCGCCGCGACACATCGCACCTCGCCGCACCCCGCCGGGCCTCGCCACACCGTGTCACTCCTGCCTCACTCCACCGCATCTGGTCAGACCCGACCCGACCCATCCATGCCCCAACTCACCCAGCCTCGCCTTGTCACTCCTGCCGCGCCTCACCACGCCACGCCGCACCGGGCCAAGCTTCGCCCTGCCACGCCACTTCGTTTCAATTTCCGGGTCGAGAAACCGCTATTTTCTCGCCCCGCAAACTGATCCCCTCCCGGATCCATTCGGCCGTCGGCCGGCCGAGCAACCCCGCGCTCCACCCGCTCATCGAGCGGACCCGGCCACCGAGCTTGGGGACGTCCGCTTCCCATTCCGGTTGGAATCGGTCGGCCGCGGTCCACTTCCCGGGCCGGTCGAAATGGGCACCCGAGTCGATGGGCATCCCGGCCAGCACGATGCGCGGGCAGCCGAGCCGGAGCGCGACGTGCACGGCCAGGAGCCCACTACCGCCGCCCGGATGGCTGAGGGTGCGGTGCACGGACGCCGCGTGCTTCGACCCGACAAACGTCCAGACCCAGTAGTCGGAGTTGCCGCGCCGGAGCGACTTCCAGGGCCCGGTCCGGGGCGTCGGGTTGCCGCCCGCGAAGTAGAACTCGGGGTGAAGCGTGACCCAGTGGTCGAGCCGGCCGGGCCAGTAGACGCCCGCCATGTTCACGGCGATGACGATGCCGATCGTGTCCCAGTGCGCGCCGATCAGCGCCTCGACGGCCCGGATGTCCGACCAGAGCGACGCGGCGCCGCCCAACACGAGCGCGACGTGCGGGCCGCCGCCCAGGACGTCCCGGGCCGGGGCGATGAGCGGCTCGAAGGTGAGCGGCCGGATCATCGCCAGGCTGGGCGCGCCGCCGGCGATGTGGCGGCTCCGGCGGACGCACGTCCGGTGCTTCGGGGCGAGCCGGTCCAGCCGGCGGTGGACGGTGGCCGCGGCGACGATGGCCTGGCGCGGGCGGTGGGCCCTGGCTCCTGTCATTTCGGCGGGTCCTTGAAACGGAAACCCGGGTTCTGTGGAAAAGTCTGGCTACCGAAACGTCGGGCGGGCTTCGCCTGCGCCATCGTTGCTCGATGGGAAGGACCCGCTTTCCCGTGGGATTGCGCATCGTTTGGATGGGATAGTGATGCACAACGGCCCCACTCGGGCTCCAGATCGACGCATTCAAGCCGGTTGACGTGCCCCGCCTCCTGCACCGAAACGTCCACCCGCTCCGGCTCGCCGTACTGTTTCGTGACGTGCTCCACCACGACCTGCGCATCGTCACGCCAGACCACGCCGGTCAGCGCGTCGGCGACCGCGCGCCAGAGTTTCGCGGCGTCCGGCTTGACCGCCGGCCACCCAGGGGCAGCGGGCCGGAGTCCGCGCACCCCGTAATGGCCCTTGGGACGCCGGACGTGGAACGTGGCCGTGACTTCCAGCGGGCCGTTCAGCAGTGGCGCGCCTGCCATGACTTCTGCGGCCTCGGCCCGGACGGCCGCTTGCCACGGCTTCCCCCGCTTGCTGTCGTCGGTCATCCGGACCATGATCTTTCCGCCCTTGGCGCGGACCGGAAACCCACGCTTGCTCCCGGCCGGTGCCGGCGTCCCGTAGGCCGTGAACCGGATCATGCTTCCACCGGCGGCAGGCCGAAGATCCGGATGAACAGCGCCCGGAGGCGACGGAGCCGGATCCGGTAGACCCCGAGCACAGTCAGGACGACGTCATCGATGTCGGTGCTCCAGGCCGCCGTCCTGCTGCGCGACATCAGGGACACGGGCACAGACCAAGTGGACGCGCTGATGCGCCGGCGGGAGCGGGCGCTCCTCGCGGCCGGCGTCGATGAGTCCACGCCCATCGTGCTGCGGGGATCGGAGGTCTGATGTCGCCGACGCGGAACGAACTCCTCGCCGACGCCGCGTGGCTCCGCCGCCGCTACGAGGACGACGGAGCCACGGTCGCCGAGATCGCCACTGAGGCCGGCGCCGATGCCTCGACCGTGCACCTCTGGCTCCAGCGTCACGAGATCCCGCGCCGCTCCCATGAGATCGATGAGGCGGAGCTGCGCCGGCTCGTGGCGCGGCGCAAGACGGTCGCCGAGATCGCAGAGCACTACGACGTGGACCGGGGCGTGATCTACGACCGGCTCTACCGCCTCGGGCTCCGCCGGGTCAGTACCGTCAATGACCGGGACGCGGCGCAGCTCCGCGACTGGTACGAGCGGCAGGGCTGGAGCCTGGCCCGGATCGCGGAAGAGCTGGGCATCTCCCGCCGGGCCGTGACCCGGATGATGCTCGCGGCCGGGATCGAGGTCCGACGGGCCGGACGCTGACATCGGGCTCACTCCCAGGGCACGACCGGCGCGTCCAGCTCGACCTCGCCGCGGATCAACTTCGCCGCGTGCTCGAGCCACGCCTTGAACGTCTTCCACTCCTTTGTGAACCGCCGGCCGCCGAGCCAAAGGCGGCTGAACGCGACCATGCCACCCACGCCGTCCTCGACGAGCCGCGCATCGGCGAGCAGCCGGAACGCGAGCAGCCGCTGTTCACCGCCCGGCCATTTCCAGTGGTCCGGCACGCCCTCCTGCGATTCGAGCACCGCTTTCTTCTCGACCGCCCGGGCCAGCAGCTCCGGAACGGTCTCGAGGAAAGCGAGGTTGAATTCCCGTTTCGCCTGCCAGCCCTCGTCCAGCGGGCCGCTCAGGACTTCTGTTCCGACGCTGCCGATCAGCTGGAAGTCGTCGGGGTCCACGCTCTTGATCCGGGTGAATCGCTTCTTTGCCACGGGGTTCTCCTTTTTTTGGTGTCTGGTCGTGTTCAGACGGCCGGGACGCACTTCCACAGGACATGGCCATGGGGGGTGTGTCCCGGACACAGGTATGGGGCCCCCCCTGAAGGGGGCCCCAACCGGACCCCCCTGGCAGTCCTGTGACCGTGTCCGGGACACGGTCAGGACACACCCGGACACGGTGTCCGGAAGTGGGATGGCATCAGGCAAGTGAGGTCGCATACCAGGCTCCGGCCTGACCTTTCCGTTCCGGGTCGGAGTACTGCGCGAGCGCCTCACCCCGGAGATACTCGAGCGTGCTGTCCACGTCGGCAGCCCTGCCTCCGATCCGTTCCCGTACTTGCCGTTTCGAGAGGCCCGGGTTTGCGCGGAGCATGTCGAGCACTGCCGGGGCGAGGCGTTTCGCCGCCGCCCGGCGAGCCGCCACGGCCGGGTGTTCTGTATTCGGGACCATGCGGATCCAGCCGTCCGGTTGGAGTCCCTGGTCCGGCCCTGCTGGGTGCTCGTCCTCCAGGGTGAACGTGAAGGCGTCTGGCGCCGGCAGGTCTCGGAGCTCCATCCGGACTTTGATCGGGGCTGTCTCGTTCTGGCGGCTGAGGACGATCCCTGAATCGTACCAAGCGCCGAATGCGCTGCTGTTCCGGATGACGTCCGTAAGGCGCTCATCGTCCGTTCCAGGCTGTCCCTGCAGCGTCTTCCGGGCATGATGAACGAGCAGCGTCGTGAGACCTGCCGCCTGCGCTCGAAGCCCCGATAGCGCCATGAGTTGCGGCGTGACGATGTCGGCGTCGTTGGGATTCCCGGTGGCCACGTACGACCAGGAATCGACGATGAGCAGGTCGATCTCGTGCTCCTGGACGTAGCGCCCCAGCTCGAGCGTCGACCTCGGGTCAGATAGAAGGAGTGGTGGCCGGAACCAGAGCCACATCTGTCCTTGGAGCAGCTCCATGTCGATGCCGCGGGGCTGGAGTCCGAGACAGAGCCTTTGCAGCCGCCGGCGGATCCGGTGCGCGCGGTCCTCCATGAGTACGAGCCCGACCCGGTGCCGCCGGGGAACCGCGAACATGCCAAGGAAGGGGCGGCTGGTCGCGGCTGCGATGCTGAGACTGAGGAGGAACCCGGTCTTGAAGCACTTCGGGTACGCGGCAAGCAGGACGTTGCCGTCCGCCGGGAGGAAGGGTTCGATGATGAAGACGTCCTCGGGCTCCGGCTGTTGCAGCAGCTCCCGGATCGAGAGAGGGGGTGGGAAGTGGGGCTTGTCCTCCAGTTGCGAGGCCGAGGTAGCCTCGTCAGCAGGTGTGGGCTCTGCCTCGAATGCCATCTCGTCGAGTTGGGCAGTCGTGTGCCCCTCCGCGAGCCAATCGATGACATCGCCCTTCTGTGGCAGTCCAGGCAACTCGAGAATCCGGACATCGGCCGCCTTGCCACGCAGGGACTGGGCGACAGCCCGGCCGTGCTGGCGGCCCGCCTCGTCGTTGTCGGGTAGCACGACCACGTGCGCACCTCGGAGCGCATCGGCGAACTCCGGCTTCCACTTTCCCGCTCCGCCGGGATTGGTGGTGGCGACCAGCCCGTCGTGCGCGAGCCGGTCCGCGTGTTTTTCCCCCTCGACCACATACACGGTGCGAGACTCCCGTGCAGCCTGGAGGACCTCCGGCAGCCGGTACAGCACGCGCCGCACGTCCTTCGTCTTCCACTCCCAACCACCCTGTCCGTCGGGCCGCCGCTGGAGGAACCGCTTCGGCCAGAACCGTACGACCTGGAAGAGCAGGCGCCCGGCCTCGTCGACGTAATCGAACGTCGCTTCCTCCACCTCGGCCCTCCCGTTCCCGAGCGCCACCCCCAGCTCCTTGGCCAGCGTGGAGATCGACTCCGTGAAGTTGCACGCGAAACACCCCCAGGACCCGCCCTGCATCCAGGCGGATGGGGTCGAGTCCTCGTGCCTCGGACAACGGAACCGGACCCGGTCCCGGTCCGTCTTGGCGTGCATTTCCTCACGCGCGAACAGGGCGGCCCGGACATCGTCAGAGAGCATGCGCGTCTCACGCCGCCTCGTCTGTGAGGGGCAGGAAGAGGTTGCATGGCCGCGCAACGACGCATCGTGCCGCGTCCGGCCAGAGACCTTGCGCCCAGTAATGATGGGTGACCGCGTCGAACCAGAAGAGCGGATCGTGAAGCTCTTCCTGGCAGCCGAAGACCGGGACGCCGCACGCGGCCGCGTCCTGCCTCTGCGCGCGATCCCGGCCCCGCCGGGGCCGATGCACCTGGTAGCCGTCTACCTCGAGCAATCCAAAGAGCGAGCCGTTCGGGGAGCCGTTGTCCGCCGTGAACACGAGACCCCAGTCCCAGATCCGCCCCCGGAGCGCGAGCTGAGGCACCAGCACGACCCCGCTCGGACCGCCGTCGAGCCGGCATCGCGGGCACCCGAACCCATCCCACGGCTCCTGGAACCACAGGGCCCGCCAGAGCCGACCGGCCACCTCCGTCGTGCAGGCCGCGACTTCGATGGCGCGCATCGCGTTGAACTCGAGGCGGAAGAGCGCGCCCAACGCGTACATGACCTCGAGATTCGACTCACAGAGGCCGAGCGTGGCCAGCACCACCTCCCGGTCGCGGGGATCGATCGTCGGTCGCCAGTCCGGTACCTGGTTCATGCTGCAAATCCTGGCCAGTCGCTCATCGGTAAACTTCATGTTCCCTCTCCTGAGGGTTCCAGTTTCCGCGGTTATCCCGTTGTCAGAAGAGCATCTCGCTCGCCCGCACGACCGCGCCTTCCACCTCGATGACCTTCCTCGCCTTGAGCCGCTGGATGTACGCGTCCCGACTCGAGCGCCGGTACTCCGTCCGCTCGCTGATCGCATCGCGCGGGAGGCCATCGGGATGGTGGTCGATCAGGACCTGCAGCACCGCGCGCTCGCCGAGCGGCAAGCGGCCGAGCCAGTACTCCCGGAGCGCGCCGCCTGTCGGCAGCGGTTCGAACTCGCCCAGGTGCTCCTCCGCGCCCCGCGCGGCGAGCACCAGGTTGCCGCGCACTTCGACGAGCCCGCGGTCCTTCAGCCGCTGGATGTAGGCATCCCGGCT